TCTTCCTCTTCTTCCTCTTCTTCCTCTTCTTCCTCTTCGGATTCAGAACCAAATAGGTCTTCAGCTTCTTCAGCGGTCAAGGTAATGGGAGCCGGGATGATTTTTACTGAGCCATCTTCATACTTAATGATAATTGCACCATTGATTTCTGTTCTGGAAACTTCTTTCAGTTCCTCTTCTTTTTTCTTCTTAGCCATTTTCGTAATGTTTAAGTTGGTTAATAATAAATTAATAAATATATCACTCTGTTATAAGTTTCTGATAATTACCGTTTCCGGGATTTTCGTTATCACTGTTAAATTGTTTAATCTCATCTAGAGTTGTTTTCAATTCTATTTGAGATTCTATAGTTACCACTTCGGATTTAATCTCCTTATGGTATTTATCATAAGTTACCTTTTTAAATATCTTACCTATGAAAGGATTAATAGGTCCATGGGTTACTAAACCCACCTTTGATAGTTTATCGTTCATTGCTATATCTAATTTTGGTTATTCCAGGAATACCAACCTTTCCAAATACTTCGGTATAGGATAGATATTTTCCCTTTTTCATTGTTTTATAGTTATCTGATAATCGAATTGGGTATACCCATATCTTATTTTCTATCAACCTGTTGGTCATTATATAAGCATAAGAACTTCTAAGTTTAATACTCTCTAATGATATAAACCCTTGAAATAAAAGAGACTTCTTGATAAACCTTTCTTTTGGCAGATACCCAATAAATTTAAGGGATGCCTCATCAAATATATCAATCATATCTCTTTGTGCTTTGATAAATAGTACCTTCTGTATTGGGATATTCATTTTCTTTCTCAAATATAAAGCTAATGAGCTTACCAATGGAGGGTACTGCAAGAAAAATATATTGAACCTATGTCTTTCCTCTGGAGGAAGCTTGTTGTAAATCCTGTAAGATAGCAAGACGGACCTGTAATCTCTTAGCGTGGAGATGCTCGGTAGATATGCCCTGCCGTTGTCCATAGAGTTTAATTGAGTATCTTTCATCGAATGCCTTTTTTCCTTTAGACTTAAAGACTCGGTGCATTTGAACCATAAATCTTCTTCGTCGGTGTTTATCAATATGATATTCATCGGGTATTATGAATTTCTTCGCTTGTACAAATTTACCCTTGTACCAAAATTTAGTATATCCCCATTTATATCGGGTACCGTTCATATCGGATAATTCTTTAATACCCTGCCTTATTAGTTTCCTTCCAGATATTATATGGATATATTGAAGAACATCAACTCCATAAAGATAAACTAAAGTAACTTTTACGTGATGTCTAGTGAAATATGGGATACCAGTTAAATGTTTCCTATATAGACTTTTTTCAGTTATATACTTGTTGGTGGTATCTGGTCTCCAAGTCCAAATATAATACCTATCGGGTCGTATCGGTTCGTTATTTCCCTCCCTTAGTTTTACCATTGATATTCCTTTTTGCCATTCTATACCAAAGGTTAATTGATTTCTCATTTGCCTCAGGGAATTTTTTCTTCATTCTCCGAATAATCCTATCAAGTTCAAAACCCTTTGCAGTCAATTCGAATACATAAGATTTTTTAGTACCCTTGATAAGATTGAATTCATCTCTTTCTCTTGGAGGTTTCTTTTCCCGAGGTTTCTTTATCCCTGGTACCCGTTTTGTTCTTCTTTGCCCATTTTCCCCCTCTTCTCCAAGAAACCCAAGCCTCAATCGAGAATTCCTTAGTGGATCATCCTTTGAATAACCAATATTCTCTAATTGCTTATCCATCCAATCATCATATTTATCTATTAAGGATCTGTCTGGTTTTTCTTCTGAAACATTTATAAAATGAAGTAGATCAAATACTCCAGCAGAGCAAGCATCAGGAAAAGGCATACCAAGTATGATAGCCTTTCTCTTTAGATCCTTGTAAGTCATGTTTCTCCCTGATGCACCAAGGAAATTCGATTTCTCTTTGGAGGGAGCTTTCAGGTCTTTTCTACTCTTTTTTGCCATATATTTAATATTTTAAAGTATTCATTAATTCACTTGCAAATATAAATATAATATTTGAATTATATACTATATTTCTATTTCTTTTTATAAAAATCCGAGGTTTTTGCCCGTTCTACGGCAGTAGATTTAGGTTTCTTCGGTTTTCTGTGTGTATGGATATTATATGCCATGTCTAATTTCTTTATATTGAATTCTATGTTGTTCACTTGATTATAGTTTACTGCTCTTTCCACACAGCATCTGTACTCTGGCCAGAATTTTTGCCCGAGCTTTACTGTACCAGTTTTAATCATAAACTTAGATACCATGAAACCAAAAGTATCAGCATCATCTTTAGTTTCAAATACATACATATAAAATCTACTAAACTCACTGACTACTTCTTCTAGTGGCCTCACAGGTAATAGTAGATAACCATCAGTATATAAGTCCTCAGATATTAGAGCTACCCAATATTTCTTTTTACCTGGTTTCACTTTATATCTAAACCTCTCTTTAAGTTTAGTGTGCATCCAGTCGGGTATTCTATTAAGGAGATATTTGATGTATATCTTATCCTTTTTATTCGACCTCCTTTTAAATGCAGAAGGCTGTTGTAGCATCCTGGGTAGTATTCTAAAATTATTCCACCTATCAAATTCAAGAATTAATCTTAGAGTATCTATATCCCATTCATCGTCAGACTCTTTTAACCTCCTCATATTCCTCTCTATATTCTTAGAGTTTACTTTTGGGAGTAATTGAGTAGAGTCCCCAGTATATATACTGGCATCTTTTCTCTTTAATCTTTTCTCTAAACATCCCTCCATATAATCTTGGAAGTTTCTCTCACAGGGACAATCTGGTCGAAAGATAGAAGTGTGTTTCTCAAAAAAATCCGAGAATAGCCTAAAGAATTTTTCTGACCGTTCTCGGATTTCAAGATACTTGTAATGAGATAACTTTAAAATTTCACCAGCTTCCCATGAAGATTTACTTTCGGATAATTGAAGGAATAATGACTGTTGTTCTTTATCAATTAAACAACTCCAGGCTTTTTGTTGAGCTTCGTTCATAACATTAAATTCTTCTATATCTCATTATACTATCAATTGCTTCATTGGTTATCTGATTGGGGTCATATTCACCAGAATTAGCATAAAGCTTATCTGGGTCATGGTTTAAATATACACTATAGATAACGTTGTCAAAGGGTAACCATACTTCCATCCTTCCCATTTCTGGGTATATAAGGACTTTTACTCTTTTACAAAGATGGTCAACCTCTAATACTGTAGCATCTACTCCCTCATAGGGATAACCTCGTAATACTAAGTAATCTCCCGGTTTTACATTGACTAAATCATCTACCGAAAACTTCTTGTTCTCTCTAGCAATACGTTTAAATCGCCTTACTTCTTTTCTACTACAAGTAGCCACTAAAGAAAAATCATCAAAGTCTTCAGCATTGTCAATTCTTACCTTTTTCTTTCTTGGGTGCATTGTCTCAGTATTACGTAACCAAGTTCTGATACCAGATATATTCCTACGTAACTTATTAAGAAAAGGCCTTGAGAATGCTAATTTAGTTGGCATTCTCATAAAACCATAATTGAATAATACTGGTACTTCTTCAAATATCATCTTACCCTTTGTGGTTTTTCTTAATACGTTTACCATAGGAATAATTGCCTTGATTTGGTCATACCCCTTTTCTTTAAGTTCTTTATTAATTTTATCACAGTACTTCCTTTCAAGGTAAAATATACAATATGAGTATGGGGTATGCTTCTTCATGGGTTACCGATTTTTAAGAATTAACTTAGCTTGTTTATGTACTAACTTATAGTTTACATTCTTCAGTATATCACTAGCCATGAATACATAAAGAATCTCATCTATCTTTGGTACATCGATTACCATAATATTGGCTTTATCAAATAGGGGTTTATATAATACGGAAGATAGACCCTTTCCAACTACAAAGAAAAATTCTTCTGAGGGCATTGAATTATATCTCATACAGAGTATGGGAACTTTATTTGCTCTTTTTGCATCCTTAGAAGCTTGTTCCCAAAATTTCAATATATCGCATCCCTTATTACCTAAGAGTAGATGTTCAAATTTAATCTCTTTATAATTCTTGCATTCAATAGATATCTTACATCTATGAGCATGCCTTTCATCAGTACAGGTTAAATCAGAAGTGGAGTCCTTGTTTGAATGCCAAGCTCCACTCCCGGCTCTGTTTCTTTCAAATTTGTACCCGGTCCATTTCGTAAACCAAGCCCCTATCTTTCTTTCGAATCGATTTCCTTTATTCTTAGAGTTCATGATATAATGGTGTATTGTATTTTATATACCATTATAGTAATTGGTACTTACTCAGGCCTTGGGTCTTTTCCACTTGCAGGATTTTGGTATTACCGAGAGGAAGTGAATCCAAGTGGGTTATCAAGAATAAAGTTTTCTCTTTGAATATGTGACGTATCAATGATGTAACTACTTCTATATTATCTGAACTTAAAGATTCGAATACCTCATCAAGGAATGCAATATTAATACCTTTAGATGCTGTGAGAGATTCATTCATGGCAAAAGCCATTGCTACATTACATAATTGTTTTTCACCTCCCGAAAGTTCATCATAATCCATAATCATCCCATCCCTTTCTATTAGAGTAACAAAATCTTTTCTTGCAGTTCCCAGGTCTATATTGAACTCTATTCTAAACCCAAGTACCTCTGAATACTTGTCCAGAGTTCTATTAAGGAATTCAAGAGATGAATCGAAGAGATAGGCCTTAATCCCATTATTACCAAGAGGGTCATTAATTAACCAATTATAATTCTCTAACTCTAATTCTTTGTTATGAAAATCCTCATCAACTTTCCATAAGTTTTTCCTAATCTCTTTAAGCTTCTGTTTATACTTGGGAGACATGACCTTAAGCTTTTCCTGTTTGAGCTTGGCCAAATCTTCGTCAATAGAAGCAAGGTCATCAGCAATATCATCACAATCAGATTTCAATTTCTTATATCGTTCATCCACGTTCTCTAATTCTTCCAACCTATCTTGGGCTTTTGAGTATTTCTTCTCATATTTTTCAATATCAGAGAACGCATTATATATTGATTTAGCATCTCGTAATGCACGTTTGTAGTTACCTCCTTCTAACTGTATTACTAATTCCTTAATGACCTCTTTGAGAGATACATTGGATATCTTCTTAGCATTATTCAATTTACCCCTGATATCAGAGATTAATTTGTTCTGATTTTTAATCTTAATCTTTATAGAAGCATCTACCTCATCTTTAATCTGTTTTTGTTTTTGTATCAGTAACTCAGTTAGCTTCTCTCTATCTTGCTTCAATGATTTCCTTTCTTCTCTGTTTTTCTTCTTAAAGGACTTCTCTCTATCTCTTAAGTCGAAGTAAGCCTCCCTGTTTGCCTCTAGTTCTTTCTTTAATAATTGAGATTGATGCTCTACCTCATTTATCTGGGCCACTATGTTGTTTTTATCTTGTAATGCAATGCCTTTGGCAAGGTTTAAGAATTCTAAATCAAATACTTCTTCGAATATCTTTTTCTTATCAGAATTAGATTCTTGTATTAATCGTTTGATACCCTGACCAAACATTATAGAATTCATAAACAGAGTATATGATAAACCTATTTCTCGGTTTATGGCATCTTGTATCTTACCCTTACCTTTGATGTCAATTATATCACCATCTTTGATGAATACTAATCGGTCTTTACCCTTTGCCCCATCCTCAAGTACTTCTTCGTATTTTTGGCATCGGATAATCTTATAAGTATGGGTATCTTTTTGGAAGAATACCTGGACCATAGTCCCTTTGTAATCTTTGGGTCTTACTTCCTTCCAGGTATTTACATCAGATACACCCTTTAGATTTTTCCCATATATTGCCCATACTAATGCCGATAGAATAGTTGATTTCCCTTTCCCATTTGGTGCTTTGATAAGGATGGTACAAGTTGGATTTAGTTGTAGATGCAGGGTTTCTATTGAACAAAAACCCACTACATCCATATTCATAAAACTTAGCATGACTCTACCTTTTTAAGTGTTTCTATTAATAGGTTCGATTTAACCTTATCATTGATACCTTTCTCTTTTAAGTACCTCTTTGCTAGTGACTTCTTAGAAAGTTGCTTAGTAATCTTATGTTTGTTATTAACGGGAGTACTAGTTTTCTTGGGAATCACAGTATAATAATTGCCATCATCTTTAATATCTTCCTCAGATTCTACATCAATGAATTTCGGGAATTCCCTTAAAGGGATGAACTTCATTGATAGGTCCTCATATATTTTCCAATAGCCCAATTCGCAATCTCTATCGGTTCTTCTTTGATGATTAGGAGCTCCAATCATATAGACCTTTTTCGAAAGTCTTTGAGGTTTATGAATATGTCCACATAATACTAAATCGAACTTATTAAGAAGGTTAACATTAAGATTCTCTACAGAATCTATTTCCCTACCATCGGTGTCCTTTGCTCCTGGATAATCCGTGTGTAGTAAAAGTATATTCTTAAGACTCTTATCTAATTCAATATTCTTTAAATATTCACTTAGACCGACATTATTATCAATATAAGGTACACCATATACTTTTATATCCTTATGATTAGAAGATAAGATAGCAGACCCATAATCTAATATATAAATCCCATACCTTTCTACTCTATAAAGCCAGCTATAGGGAGGTGTACCAGCTTTACTTACCTTCTTGATGTCATGATTCCCTGAAATAGCGTATACCCATAGAGGGTCATAATCATTGTACTTATTAAATTCTTTATAGCATATCTCATCAAGTTCTTGGTCCATATTCTCGGGCTTATGAAATAAGTCCCCACAGAATAAAGCTGGGCAATTATACTTCCTACATTGTTTTTGTATAATCGACAAAACCCTGAAACTATTCAGGGTCCTGTGATTATTCTCATTGAACTTAGCCCAGAGATTAATATGCAAATCTGAAAAGGCTATTGCTATTACTTCTTTCCCCATATCCTATCTAAATGGTAATTGATTTGTTCCGTTCTCATACCTAAATCGAGCTCAGATATACAAATAGTGGGTATTTCCCAATTTGCAAGCAATTCCCCCATAAGAGATGATATCTGAACTTGGAAGAATCTGTTAAGTATTCTCTTACCATTATCTTCCATTGACCAATGCTTATAAGTATCTAGATTTAATGGTAAGAAGATTGCTACATCACATTGATCTTCCATTAAAGTCTTACATTGACAGAAAAAATGTTCCATTTCACATTCTGGTAAAGTTCTTGATTGCTTATACCAAAAATAAGCAGCCAAATCTGCATAACTCCTATCAGTTACGAAGTATTCTCTATCCTTGAATAACCTATTCCTTTTGTTCAGAAGTTGAAAATCTGCTTTATACATTGCCTCCGAACCGAGGGATAATATTTCATTATGTGATACCCCTTCAGTAGCAGGTAATAAATCTGACATACTACCAGAAATAAAAGGTAGATCTTCTCTCTTAGCTACATACTTAGCTAAAGTAGTTTTCCCTATACCTGAGGGACCTACAAACATTATACGTTTACTCATGATGTAATTCTTTAAAGGGTTTTATAAATTCATTTGTCAAGAAGGATGCTAAAGAGTATTCGATACAAAGCTCTTTGAATTTCTCATACTTAAACTTCTTTTTTGACTTAAGTGGTAATTTCTCTAATGGGTTATGTCTTACAAACCAGAAGAGGTCAATCAATTGCTCATTCCTTTTCCATATTTGAAGATATTCTTTGTTCTTACTCTGAGCAATGAATTTCTCAATCCTACCTTCATCGAGTATTTTCCTTGCCTTTACTGGACCTATACCAGGAAACCCAGATATATCATCGGAAGTATCTCCAACCATTGCTAAATATTCTACTGTTTCATGAGAATGATATCCGAATAATTCTTTGCAATTATCCATCCTTATCATCTCATCTTTTCTGGGATTATATATCCTCAGGTTATTTGATAGCAACTGGTTAAAGTCTTTATCCGATGATATAAGTATCATTTTCTCGGATTGGAATTTTTTAATTGCAAGATATGCTAAGAAGTCATCTCCTTCATATACCGTAGATTTCTTTTTATCGAAGATATAATTAATTCTTAGCATACCCAGCATTTTCATTATGATTGCCTTTTGCTTTTGCAATGACTCATAATCTATTGATATATTTTTTCGATGCCCCTTGTAATTGGGCAATAACTTCGTCCTTACTGGTGAATGATCATTATCGAATGAAATATAAACCCCATCTGGTTTAAACCTTGTAAGATACATATGAAGTGATTTGAAAAATCCGAATATTGCTCCACTTGGTTTTCCGTCTGTAGATTTAAGTTTCTCGAACTTATGAAAAGATTGATGGAGAATATTCTCCCCATCAATCAATAATACTGTTTTCTTACTCATCGTCTTCCTCCTCGTCTTCCGATTCGTTAAATGATTCATATTCTACTCCATCTACTGGATATAAATTAGTAGTCAATGCTACTATCTTTTTTCTAGTTGTACCGATAGTATTTATCTCGGCCTTCTTTAATAGTTTACGACGAAGTTCATCATCCTCTTCCAAAAGCTTTTGGAATTTTTCTTCCCCTCTTGCAAGAGTTTTTCCTTTGAACTTATATACTCCACCTGAAGATTTTTCTATGATATCATTTTCTACCAATACATCCTCAAGAGCATAGCATCTATCAAAACCTACTTCATGGAACTTAGGATTGAAGTAAACCGGGCACTTACTGATTGTAGGTCTTGGAGGAGCAACCTTATTTTTAATAAGTCGGATTGTGACCAATTTACCAGCTTTCCGTTCTTTACCTTTCTGTTTAACAGTGATAGACCTGCCTGAGTAAAAGGCAGCTCTGATTGAAGCGTAGAACTTAAGTGCTGCACCTCCTGTAGTAGTTGTGTTATCTTTTCCGAATCCGACATTTAAAGCAGTTCTTAATTGGTTAATGTAAATCTGTGTAACTCCTAATCTATAGAATAATTCACTTCTGATACGGAAGTATTTGTAAAGAGCTTTTGCTCTACCTCCCATTTCTGCTTTACCCTCTACCATTTTAGAATCTATGTTATCTGCACAATCCATAGCAGCAATAGAATCTATCACTAAGAGAATCGGTTCATTATTAGTTAATTGAGAACGAAGATAGATTGCTAAGTCTGCTACAGCATCAGAAATATATTCTATACGAGTATCATTTAATACTGTAACTCTTTCTGGGTCTACTCCATTAATTTCTGCCCAAGAGTTCATCCAAGATTGTTCGGCATCTACCCATATGACATGTCCTCCGAGTTGTTGACAAGTATATGCAAAGTTATAGGCAATAAGAGATTTACCAGATGATTCTTCTCCAGCTACTTCTAAAATTTTACCGAATGGTATACCACCACCAAAGGTATAGTTGAGAGCAAAGAAGGTTGATGGCAACCATAGATTTGATTCTACAGTTTCTGAAGCCAATCTCATCATGCCCCCATATTTCTTTAATATCTCATTTTTTGTTGGTACCTTTAAACCCACTTTCGATTTCTTTGCCATAATGTAATGTATTTAAACTAAAGAAGGTGATAACCGAACGAATCTAATTATCACCTTCGAATGAAACCATATTATTACTAACCCTTAAATATCCGATTTGTATTTTCTTTTCTTTTTCTTGGGTTCATCGTCTTCCATGTAATGGTCTTTGTGAACTCCCTTTTTCTTTTTCTTCTTTGGATTATCGTCCTCATCATCACCGTGGTCTTCATTTAGATACTGTGAAAGTAAATCTTCCAACTCATCATAGGATTTGATTTGAGAACGAACTATACCCTCAAGGTCAATTGTACCTTGATATTTCTTGTCCAACTTAGTTGGTTTGCAAGCACGAGCAGAATAAGTGGTGTCTAGTTTACCAGACCCTGAACGTATTATCTTAATATCATAACCAGTTTTTGGGTCGGTCATATCACCTGCCTCATCTTCATCAAGGTATAGGTCAATGATATCCTGGTATACTGAGCGAGGAACTAAAACTCCCTTATCTTTGCCTTCATAATCTACCTTACTACCCTTTTCATCTGAATAGATTATACCACCAATAACATATCTTCTTCTTGGTACCAGATTCTTGGCAAGTTCCTTGTCGTCTTCATCCTTAGAGTTTTTCAATTCTTGATACTTCTCCATAAATGGGCAAGGTTCATCAAAAGTAGCCGGAGATATAACTCCTCCCAAATTGCCTCCCAGGTAGAATTGAATAATTTCGATACCCAATTCTTGGTCATCACCAGGAGACTTAATTCTCATTCTCAGAGTTCCTTCTTTTGGATATACTAACCCACTACCATTTCCCTTAGATTCTAGCTGTTTCTTTCTAGCTAGCATCTTTTCTTTTGTAGAAAGTCCCTCTGATGAAACTTTCTTTTTCTTCTTATCTTTTATCATAATGATTAATTTTGATTGTTCGGTTCTGAATAGACTACCTCATTCATACTCAATACGGTAAGAACGTTTTTCTCTAAGATCTTTTGAAGAGCAGGAGATAATTTATCTGTTTCGAATTCAAGTTCTTTACCCGCATACAAACCATAGGTAACTATCCTACCTATGCCCACCAATTCCCGATAGGTTTTATATTCTTCTGTAATCTCTCCACTCTTTACTACAACTCCTTTACGAGGAACTCCCTCTTTTACTTGTTCAGGGATAATCAAACCTGATTTAGTTTGGTTTACCTCCTTTGGGGATAAAATAAGTACCCGGTTTTCTGTAGGGCATCCAGGTAATTCTTGATTAAATTTCTCAGCCACAAGAGGTGAGATAAATGTCATTGAATAATTCATATTCTAATACTGTTTTTAAAAGTTAGTAATTATTTATAGTTCAATGGGTTAACCCTTTCTTAGATTCGCATTAATAGTTCTTAATATATTCTCCCGACTCTCATAAGCTTTACATATAGCTATGAACTTATTTGCTTTTTCTACAGCTTTTAAGTATCTCTCATAAATGGAAGAATACTTCTTGTTAAGATTTGCCTTATGAGAAACATATTCGTTATTCCACCTTTCATTGGCATCCTTATAATATACCCAAGCATTGGAATAGGCTTCATCCTTTTCCCTTGCTAGTAAATCTCTTTCCTTTATATACTTATCTCTAAGAGAACAAAGAATATAATAACTAGAAGGAGATTCTCGTAGCTGAGAATTAATGATATTCTCATTGATAGACAATTCTTTTTGAATATCAATTTCTAGGGTCCTACCCTCAAATTTAACCTTTAGTTTTTTTAGCTCCGTCTTCATAAACTTCTAATAGGTTTTTAAAGTCTTCCTTACTAAATTCGCCTTTACTTATAGCATTAGATACTTGAGCAAAAGCCATTTGATAAGCTAAACTCATACCAGGCAATCTAAGAAGAGATTTATAGGGACTAATCTTATCTACTAAAGCTCTTAATCGTAAGTCGCATAAGTTATCAGTTCCCCCTCTATCTAATAATACTAAGAAAGCTGCCCAATAAATATGAGTAGCATCTTCATAAGCAAGTTTCCCATCCTCATCAGTGGCCATTACTTTAAAAGCCATATCCTCTAATGTAGTAAGGTTAGTCTGTAATTGATGTAATTGGGTCTTTACTCTATTGAATAACATCTTTTCTTGTCCACTTACCTTTAAATTCGTAGCATCCAGGTATTTAAACAGATTCTCAATAGAATAACCCAAACATCCTGCAATCATATAGGTAAGGGCAGTTAATTTACTCGCATTTTGATATTCCTCATTTGTTGCCATGGTTTCATAAATTTATTTTATTTATGTGGACATAGTATCCTCTTTCTTCACTTCTGTAGGTGATTTTGGATTTTCTTTATGATTTATCTTAAATTTACAGCTTGGGCATTCTACTACTCGTATAATCTCATAATCCGTAGGAGATTCTAAAAATTCACTACGTATTTCACAAGCATCGTATTCAAATTCACAATCACAGTAGGGGCACTTAGCTCGCCATACTGTGGGTCCGTTCAAAATCTTTTTCATTTTCTTAGTTTTATGTTATTATACCGTAATATTTTATACAATACACCAACTGAGATACCAAACTCTTCTAGTATATCCTTTCTTGGTATACCTTCTATGTACCTAGAAATTAATAATTCTACATTTACCTTACGTTCTCGTTCTTTGCCAACAAAATAGAACCTTTTATCTTCTATACATTGACCCATGTTCATCTTAGCAGTTCCCCAATATAGATTACTTACTCTATTATTTTCAGGGTCATTATCTTTATGGCATACTTGAGGATAATGGTTTGGGTTAGGTATATAAGTGGAAGCCACTAACCTATGTCTATAGAAATTCTTCCGTTTACCATCATCTCCTACTAAAGAGTTAGATAAATAACCATTATCTTTCATAGCAGGTTTTACCAATCTCCAATTACCAGTAAATTTCGAATATAACTTCCCAGTACGGGATATGTAGTAATTACTAAATCCTGGTATATTACCTTTTTCTCGATTCTTCATATTCTCGTTGATATTTATGGATTTCCTTTTTATATAGTTCCATAAATACCTCGGGGGAAGCTGCACTAAAATTACCAATCTTATGGGTTTTAAACTTATGATATTCTTCCATGTACTCTTCTACTGAAAAGTCTGGTTTTAACATTCTAGTATAATCATAGCCTGGCATAAACGGTAATTCTTCTGCCATAGACCTACCTATTGTAAAATCCATTGATAGAGTTACATCATCAACTTGGAAACCAAAGTATTTCTTAGTACTTGGGTTACGTAGTATATTCCAAATTGTATATACTGTCCATGTATTTATATCCTTCGGTTTAGAATACATATATACAGCATCATGAACTGTACAAGCTTCTTTCATCATGGGTAATTTACCTTGTCTCATTAACCAATAAACAAGGATAGCTCCAAAATTAGTCATATTTGCTGCAGCACCTTGACATGGGAAATTAAGTCCCAAACGGATGGCATAAGCAACTTCTTGTTTATCATTTGAGTATATTTGGGGTAATCTTCTCTTAGTACCAAATAACTGGGTATAATATCCATGCTTACGAAGGAATTTCTCTTGCTTCTCTTTGAACTTAAGTATCTTTGGGTGTTTCTCAAAGAACTCTGCCATTTCTTTATGGGCTTCTTCTTTAGTAACTATAATACCAGCTTTTGGGTCGGATAGTTTTACTGCAAGTAAAGCTTCCCCAATACCATAAATCAAACCGAATGCAATTTGCTTAGCTTGTTTTCTTCTAGTCTTCCATAGTTTATGGTCTGGATGATTTTCATCTTCATATATCCTAGATGCTTCTTCAATTGATACCCCATATTTTGCTGCTGCTATACCCAAGTGAGGGTCAGCCCCCTTTGCAAAAGCATCAAGATAAGTTTCATCACCTGATAAGTGTGCCATCATTCTTAACTCTGCTTGAGAGTAGTCAAATGCCATATATAGATATCCAGGAGGGGCAATCAATTGTTTCTTGATATTTGGGTCTACTGACGTCTTTGGTATCTGCTGCATATTTGGGTCTGCAGAACTAAATCTATTAGAATCTGTACCGTGTATATTATACCTACCATGTAATCGGGAATCATCTTGTACTTTTTCCCACCATCCATAAATATAGGTCTTATACATTTTCTCTAACCCTCGTAATTCAAGAAGCTTATCAAGAAATATTGCCTTTGGTGAATCTTGCTTTTTAATTGTTAGCCTAAGATTAGTAAGAGTTTCTTCATCAGTACTTGGTTTACCAGATTCATTATCCTTAATTACATCGAAATGAAAACCATCTTCTGAATACATCAATGCGGGTAAATCAACGGGACTACCCAAATTAATAGGTCTTATTAGTTCTTGTTCTTTTTTAGTTGTGAATATACCTGCTTTGATATTTGAAATTTTCTGTTCCCTTGATGCAATCTTCCGTTTATCCTTTGGGTCATTATAATCTAACTCTTCAAGTTCTGATTCGATAGATTGAATATACTTATCGATCTTTTCTTGGTTATACTTCTTTTCGAATTTCTTTACTCTTGGCAAAGCATATATTGCGTCTCTAGCAGCATCTATTTTTGGCTTATATTCTTCTAAAAGTTTTTTATTGAACTCAGTATCTAGATATAAACCTTCTTTCTCTACCGAAGTAAGTACTCGTGAATTACACATAAATAAATTACGGAATACCGAATACATATCCAAGTCAATCAACTTCTTTTCAAAAAATATCATTAACCTAAGAGTATAATCCGTATCTTGACAACCGTAATGACAAAGTGGATCTAATTCCTTTTTATCCCATGGTATTTTATCAAAGGCATCTTGCTTTTCATAATTACCATACTCTGGTAAATATCTTCTTACCATTGACTTTAAGTCATGAGGTTTTTCCTCGTTGAGAACATATTTAGCAAGCATCCCATCTAAACATGTACCTCTGTAGAATATCTGATACTTCTGATTTATCTGGTCATCAAATTTCCAGTTCCATGCAACCTTAGTTATCTCATAATTCTCGATTACCTCTTCCCCAAATTTCCTTAACATCTTCTTCCAGTTCCACCCAGGTGAAGTATATTCTTTTGTTTGGAAATGGTCTAAGGGAATAGAAGCACCAAATCCTGGCATCCAAGATACTGAAAGTATGGTTGGCTTAAAACTCTTATTATAAATGGGTTCTGCATTCGTTTCATAGTCACAGCAAGCATAACCAGTTGCTTTACAACAAGCAATAAGTTTTTTAAGTTCTTTCTTGTTCTTTATAATATGATACCGTGTTTCCATATAAATAAATAGAAAGAGGGATATACCTTTGATAGATACATCCCTCTGTTAATTAATACTTTTCTTGTAAGTCTTCCAGATTAGATGCTAATGCTAACCAATCTTTCTTATAAGCATGGAGGGAATCAATAGTATGATACAGATAACCTGGTTTAACTCCAACCTCTTTAGCTACGTATTCCATAAGTTTCCATGCAAGGTATATATCATTACCAAAGTGAGTAATAAAATCCGAACTTCTTTGGTGATAGCAAATATGTAATACCTTCTCCCCCTTACCATTCTGACGAATAAGAAAATCATAATACATAGAGCAAGGAATACGTTGTCTACCACCATAGTATAAGGTATCATCATGATCAAATATTGGTATAATTGCTTTTCTTGTATCTGGGTCTCTCTTTAAAAGACGAACTAAATCTTTTATTAATACTTCACCCATTCTCTCATTGTATGTGTAATCGAACATACCCTTTTCATCAAGGAATTGTTCCCATAAATCTTTTCTTAATTTCCAAGCTTCTCCTGGATTTATATCATTAGGGGATATTCTTTCTTGGAACTCTGCATCTGCCCATTCTTTTGAATGAGAGAATACGAATAACCATACCGGGTCTCCCAATGAAGTTAAGCAATATTGTTGGCAAATGAGTTCTTTAGTAATAAAATCCTCATTACCTTCAATGACTTTATTTTGATAGGTCTTTGGTTTTACAAGTTGACCATAACTGTTGAGTTCTCTGCCCATTTCGGACATTAACTCAAAACTGTTAGAATATATCCTCATATTATATAAATATTTAACTGTATGACATTGTAGAAGTAACCCAGGTCATATGCCAGTAGCGAAATACAAAATTATCGAAATCCTCTACCTCTTTTATTAACAAGGGTATATCTGGTTCTGCACCGTTCTTTTTAATCTCTAAAACTTGGTAATAGAATTTGTTTACTAATCCTATACGCTTCTGACTTAAAAATTCCCTAGCTTCCATTGTTGTTCTTTTGTTTTAAAAGTTTCTTCTTATAGGCTTTACGTTGAGAGTAAGAAATTACATTCTCGGGATATTCAATATCTTCGTATTCAAGAAGTAATTCTTTTGCTTTCATTGATTTATATGTTTCTTCATATAAATCTGGTCTGAGCACTTTAAAACTTCTAAAGAATACCTTGAATGAAGAGAATTCCTTCTCGGTACCCTTTTGGAATTTCTTCCATATCTCTTTTATTCTCTTATTCCAAGCATTCTCTTCTGCCCCCTTAAGTACCTTCTTCAATGGCTTATGGGTATGATACATTAGAAGTGTCTCCACATTTCCGTACATTTGAGTCGCGAATAGGTTGATTTGTACTGACTGATCCGGACCATATACGTACTCTGACATTCGTTGAATTAATAGGAAATCGAATATTAACCTCTTGGTAATCTCCGAAGCCCGAACTACCATTGTAATAACTGGGATGTCCTCCCCGAATCGTTTTGAAAAAGTCGCTGCTATTAGACATTGCTTTCCGTTATCATGATGATTGTTAAACATATAGGTTATATTGTAATTCTGATTGTACTTATTTCTCAGTACTCTCAGTTTACTACGCAACAAGTCAAGCTTATTAAAGTCTATGTAGTTATTCAATAAGCTAGTCCACTTAGTTTCTTTATAATTGAAACATCTCCCATAATCAAATTCTGGGTCTACCCAGGCATTGCGTATCTTTATGAATACGTTATACACTACTGCTACCCCACTATTGGCAATAGCCCCCTTTGCAAATAAAGCAGGCTCTAATCTTAGGAATCCCTCATTGAGTTTTTCCCATGCTTCTTGTGAGGTAGCAAATTCTAACGAATGGAGGGACTCCTCCGGATTAAGTTGAAGTCCCTCTAATTTATGGTTCCATCCTGACATGTTAATAATTAGTTTGTTGCCTCCATCTATTGAGACGCTGTTTTTTAAAGAATAAACTGAATAACCCTTGGTCTGTGAACCCATTCAATGCAAGGAATCCCATATATAGGTAGAAAGCTTTTACCAGTGATTCCTGGAAGTCTATCTCTTTAGTCATTACTTGGGTTTGTTTCCAAGGTCTAGACTTAAGGAAATTCCTTGCCTTGTTCAATTCATATATCACTTCCCATAAGTATAACTTCTCTGCCTCATGTGATAACTCATTCATCTTATGAAAACCAGGAATGTAAGAGATGATTTGTTCCCATTTACCATCTTCATCAAAAAAATCCTCTTCACAAATAATATCGAATTTCAATAAATTCTGGTAGTCGGAATATTTTACCACTAACTCTTTAACACCCATAGCCATCACATCAAATAAGTTCTTTGCCTTATTATAGCTAAGAATATCTTCAGGAAGTATATTTGAATATACTAGAAGAGTAAAGAAAAAGCCTAAAGCATCTGCTTGTTCTTCATTTGCATTAGCAAGAGAATTCAATATCAATTGACATTCGTTTTCATTGAACATCTCGATATTCCAACCATTCTTCTGACATAATTCAAATACTTCTTCGGTAGATTCAAACCCCTCGGTGAGTTCTTCTATTACTCTTCCTATAAAGTCTTTGAGTATTACCTGGTTCTTTGCATTATTGATATCAAATGGATAATCGGGTAACTGCTCTATTTGCCTATATCCCTGCAATTGTTCTAACCCCAATTCATACATCTTTAATAGTACCCCATTAGTTTCTACTTTAGGTACTGGTTCACTTATATTTCTTATATCCAAAATGTTAACTTTTATAATGTTTACCATTAAGATAATTACCAACAGTAGCATTACTAACCTTCAACCTTTTAGCTATGTACTTGTTAGTATTACCTTTTAATTTCAATCTCTCTAATCTTCGAATACTACGTACTGTTAATGAAGTATGAGGAGCAAATAGACCTCTTCTACTTACTCCATACATAGGATTATTTATACCTTTTAATTTCAACCTACCCTTATTAATGGCATCATATACATTATCTTTTTGAGTACCCCATTTAAGGTTCTCTAAACGATTATTCAAAGGGTTGTCATCTAGGTGCATTACTACTGGTAAATTATTCGGATTAGGTATATAGGCTTCTGCTACTAATCTATGTATTTTTACATTCTTAGATACCTTATTATTTCTAAGTTTAGTACGTTCGTATCCTTTATGGAAGAAAGTCTTTACGGGATGTCCCTTATTATAAAGCTTACCCTCCCGAGTAATATGATATCCTGGGAATCCTAATATATTATCTTCCACTATTTTATGTTTTGAGATGAACCAAATCCCTTATCTCCTCTACTTCCCCACATTTGAGACTCAGTATAGAATTCTTCTTGTTGAATCTCTTCTGGCTCTGTGATGTAGATGGGAACATGTATGAACTGTACAAGCTTCTTGCCACATTCGATAACTTGAGCCTTATTAGAAGCATTATATACTCCGATATGTATCTCTCCTACATAGGGAGAATCTACTATCTCAGCTGTAAAGAGTAAACCTTGCTTAGTGGCTATACCTGACTTATTAGCAGCCATTAACATAGAGGTAGGTGGTTCAAGCAATCCCATAATACCAGATGGGATAAGTATACGATGTCCAGGTTTTAAAGCTATATGCCTTACAAAGGCTTCACCAAAAGGAACATCTAAATCATAACCTTCTGAGTCGAATTCATTTTTAGAATGAATATGCTCTGGATATAAATCGGTTGGTACATAAAAATCTAACCCAGCATCATTTGGGTTTGCTCTGTTGGGAGATATTACCTCCCGTACTTTGATAAATCTAAATCTGTTCATAATATATTACATTTTTTTAAAAGTTGTCCAAAGGTTAATCCTCGTTGAGGAGTTACTCCGAGTGAATGACAGAATCTTTCTACGTCATATTCACCCTGCATAAACAAATCAGCAAGAACATCATCTTGCCGTACATAATAATTTGGGTTGTTAAGATATAACTTAAACATTGCCCATATCATTCTTAACTTACTGACCTTTCCCATTGCATTCTCTATAAAGTTCTCTAATACGTTTCTTTGGTACTTCGAATTTCTCAACTGTCTTTGAGATAATTTCTTTTCTGTCTTTCCCTTTCCGAATCAAGCCTCGGATGTATTTCTTGATACCAACCGTGTCTTCTAATACATCCAAATCTTTGTATTGATTCTTCTGTTCTAATTCTTTTCTTGTAATGTTCAAGTTCTGGGACATCTTGAACGCACATAGTTCTGAGTCTCCGCATAATTTACACTCTTTAGTGGATAAATCATACCCAATACCAAAGCATGGGTCTCCATTACTCCCCAACTGAGAGATATCTAAAGGTGTTAGGATATCCTGCTTGGTTAAGTCGGGAAGCATTTGTTTTTTCTTTGCCATAATTAATCATCTATTTTTTTTTCTGTTAGTCTTATAGCTGAACCTCCAATCTTCAATTCCGACTCATACAGTGGTAAGTAGGAATGTCCAATTGCATTAATAAATAGTTTCCTGATATCACCCAAGTGTTGTGAGTAACGAGAGTCAGTATAAGTTAGTACTCTAACCTGTAGCCCTGAACAGAAAGATAAATCAAAATATACCTTGTATTCGTTAGCCATTACCTGAACAGATTGTATATCTGATATCCATACCAGGGTAGTACAGTTAAAAACATGGAGAGGAGATTGTTCCTCTCCGATTATCTTATCTATGAATTTCTTATATAACTTAGTAATCATAACTTTTGAGTGTTACATTTTGATGTTTACAATGAGGACAAGTCCAATCCTTAGTATGCCAAGGACCTCTTAAATCCTTTATATCGCTCTCCTTGAATTTCTTCTTGCAATGATGACATCTGTATTTGTATTCATTGCAATCATACTGAGATGAATAGAGATAAAGTATTCCGATTATCACTCCCAGTACTACAAGTATTAGTAATTCCATATCTTTTAATTTAATGATTAATGCCCTATGTCCCTCTATTAGATTAATTACTTCCTCCTACCGGAAAAAGTAATTATCCATAGTACTTAATAGAACAGATTAAGTAAGGTATTCTCATAAAGAATGAATAGGATGATTCTTCCATATCTTCTCTAACAGAATAACTTTCAATTCTTGTTTTTGATAATACTGCTTCCTATGTTTACCATGCCTATTAAGATAAGGACCTGGATAATGTAGGTCATCAAGGTAAACCTTTTTCTTTGAAGAATCTGTTCTAACCAAACGACCCAGGAACTGAATAGATTTTTCCTGGCTATCCATTGATGCTGCATTAAGTAAATACCTAAGCTTAGGGAAGTTTTTACCTCGAGCAATGATTGTAGTTGATACCAGGATATCAATCTTGCCTTCCCTAAAATCTTTCATTATTTGTTGTCTTATCTTTGAAGGAGTATCTACATGCACACAGGCAATATTATATTTACTTCCTAGCTTCTTTTTAAAGTATTTGCATAATTTCTCACAGTGTGCAATAAATTTACATACTACGAGTGCAGGATATCTACCTTGTTTAATATTCCATTTAAGTCTGTCATAAACCATCTTTCTGGCATATTTATTGAAGGTAATAGAATCATCATATACTTCTTTATAAGATACTCCTTCTGATTCCCAATTACCATACCAAGGTTTACTTGGTACCATCTTTACGATTGTACTGGTTGAATAACCTTTTTTAATAGAATCCTTAAGTTTAAACTCTGCAAGTACTTTACCAAAGAATACTTCAAGATTCATATTCTTTACTTTGTCTTTTGCAAGCTTACTCATATAAATGGTACCAGATAATCCTATACGAACTCTGGTATTAAATAAACGAGTAAGTACATTTTGATATTGCTTACTACCCGCTTGGTCAGCCTCATCTACCAAAACCATATCTACCTTAGATAGTTCATTCTGATAGAATCTCATGTTACGAGAAATAGATTGAACCATGCCGATTGTAAAGTTACTCCAGTTTAATACCTTACCCTGAACAAATGTAATCTGTTCTCCCGGAAGATATTTCTTAAATTCATCTCTAGCTTGATTCAACCAATCAGAGTCATTAGTTATTAGCAAAGTCTTTAACTGCTTCTTATAGGATAAATAAAGAGATGACATGATAAGAGTTTTACCTGCATTAACAGTGTAATCTAAAACTCCAATTTGGAAAGGTACTTTACCTACCTTATTATTGATTACTGCTTTAACAGCCTTCTCTTGTTCTGGTCTTAATTTATATTCTCCTATCTTCGTAACAACTTTACTGACTTTAGGTAAAGGTTGTCGCATATCTACAACTTTAGGTTTAATTCCGTACTCAGTACACTTCTCATATACTGCTGGAAGTAAACCTATTTTAAATTCACCATGCTTGTTAATGTAATGAATCTTGCCGTCCCAGTTCTGCATACCTCTTTGCCTTGTACGTAAGTAGAAAGCATTTGGATGTCTAACCGAAAATTCCTGGTAGAGTTTCTGTGCGAACTTAAGAGGTAAGTCCAGTTCGCACATATTTCCGTTTTGTATTATTATCCTACTCATTTGATAATTACCGTTACACCTTTAGTAGCTTTATCCATTCCCATTGCTTCCTTGAGAAGTTTAATATGATGTTCCTCATCAGCAACCAACTTATTCAATAAGTACATTACATCATCATAATCTGCCCGGTCATCGTGTAAGGCTACGTTATTCATAATCTTCTTGTAATGACCGATAGTTTCTATCTCCGAATCTAAGGCAATCTTCAAAGCACTTTCAGGAGAAAAACCCATTTCCACTTTAGGATAGATATCCATAACCAGATTCTGTTCATAAGGGTCTGCCTTTTGTAGAAAATCTGATAACTTGTCGTAGTGTCTCATTTCTACCAAACCAATACCAAGCATTAACTCTGCAATTGGGTCAAACCTTGATGACTGTTGGGTATACATCAAGATAGCACTAATCTCGGAAAAAGGTTTATCCTTTAGTGCATCTTTAAACATATCAACAATTTCATCTGGCCAAGGTTCGATATCCTTGAAATCTGGATAGTCTACCGACTGGTCTGAATACTTGAGGACATCAATAAAAGCATTTGCTGCATCCTCTACTCTGTTACCTAAAAATTTTAAAGCTTTCATATTACTCTTTTATTTTAAATTTAGTATCTCTAGTTCTTGGAATCCTACGTTCCCTTAAGATCGAGGTAATACAAGAAATAGATACTTGATATTTGTTACTTATGTATTTTAATGGGAATCCTTTTATGTAGTCTTTAACTACGGAATCTCTAATTGTATCTGGCTTTTGTTGACGAGATAAGAAGACTTCGTTTTTAAAAAGCCTACCATCCGATAAGCATTGTTTAATATTTTCTTTCTGGGTACCCCATTTTAAATTTCGATAATAATCATTAGCCGGATTATTATCAAGGTGCATTACTATGGGTAAATTCTCTGGATTAGGTAAATAAACTGTAGCTACTAGCCGAGAAATCTTACAAAGTTTCCTAATGCCCCGAGAATCCCTTAGAGTACATTGATACCTGTTCCACATTTTATTAAGATGGGGCTTTAATTTTTTCCATTGCCCGTTTTTACGATTAGACCAAAGTCCTCCCCTTTTACTAATGTAATATCCAGGGAATCCAGGTATATTATCATATTTCACCATATTCAGTTGTTTATAGAATCCCAAAGACTTCCCTCTACTATTGGTTCATCTTCGAGTAGTTGTTTATTCTTATTCTTATATAAATACTTATTGTATCTTTCAATTGCTTTATCAGTATACATCTGTGCAATGTCTGGTAAACCATTACACCATGCAAGAGATTCAAACTGAGCATCGATGAAGGTCTTATAATCCCAACCTTCTTCTTTTAAGAAGTCACCAACCTTTGCAAAGTGTACATACTTCTCTGGTTGATTTTCATAAGATTCATATATACCAGTTGCCTTAGCAATCTTACCTATAAAGTAATCATGTATCTCTTTGGTAAGTTTTAAATCTGAATTTTGTAACTCTATCTCAGCATCTACTTGATTAGTGATGTTTTCTTGCATAGATAATAACCTTTGCATAACATTACGATAATCAGTCATCCTTTTTAATCCAGTCTCTATATACTTGATAAAACCTTCACGAGTATCAAATTTAAAATCTTCACAGAAGGTATTACATATCTCTGCAAGCTTTTTACAATTTGCCCATTCTCGAGAATTACTTTCATTTATTTTCCGAACTCCCCGATGCTTTAACTTTATACGAGTTGCATATAAAATATCAGCAACGAGGGCAGCATCTCCCTTAGATGCTAGTAATATGTTATTAACTCGCTTAGTATTCTTATTGTTAGAAACTAAGACTGCTCTATGATTTATTGCCTCCTTTCGAGCAATAACAAAAAAAGCCTCAACTGGGAAATTGTCTACCTCTAAGGTATTTAATATTTCCTCAAATTGAGACTTAGTTATATGGATAGATGGTTCACGCATAAATATATTATTTATAATATAATAGGAACTCCCTATTTCAATGAGTTTCTGATAGCAATCAATTCTTGATAACTTTGATACCGAGTATTATATACTAACCTTAAGACTTCCCTTTTCCCAAGATCGTTGCAATCCTTTCCGTCTGGTAAAAACACCACCTTGACCTTTTTATAGGCAACAAGTTTGAGCGCCAAATTGATTGCATATTGCTTGGCGTCTGGGTCCAAGAGTATAATATATCTTTCGCATTGGGATTTAAGTAATTCATTGATTTGGTACTGACTAATAGCTTTGCCCATTGTGGCAATTCCTCTATCGCCCATTGTGAGAGCATTAAGTGCTCCCTCGCAAATGAATACCGACCGGTACATTTCCAATGCGTCATGATTAAAGATGATAAATTGTTTGCCAAGGCCTGTGATATCTTTATCGGGATTATTATACCTGGGACCTTTTCCGATAACGTTCCGAGCATTGTAATATTTAAGTTGTCCTTGATAATAGAACGGGATGATAAGGTACCCGTAAGTCGTGCCCATTGTTCCATAGCCGATACCAAATCTTGAAAACTGGTCGGGGTTGAAGCCACGTTTCTTGATATATCCCCTAATACTTTTTGCAAGTTGGCTGTCTCCAATCGAAATATTTCTAAATCCCTCAGGGAGATACAGGGGCTTACTCTCGGCAAGTTCGATTTTCTCTTCCTTAAACTGTAGTTCATCAAATTGTCCATTGTTCAAAAAGTTAATTAGTTCATGGTATTCTGTAAATCCCTCTATATCCATTATCAGTTGAGCAGGAGAGGGATGAGCATTACATCGAAAACAATTAGTTCGATACATGGAAAGATTAACCCCCAACTTCTGTTCTCTCCCGCAATATGGGCAAGTTGGTATACGCATCCAGCCATGCTTATAATCAAATGCCGATAGCCGTTTAACGAAGTATGTCCTTAGTCTAGATTTAAACTGATTAGTTATTTTCATACTCTCTTATAGCTTTCCTAATTACTCTTCGAAGTTTCTTTAAATCCTCTAAATCTAAATCGTTGATACAAGTGGTTTGCCAACCATTATGGGATATTTCTAAAACTACCCCATCAGACCATCTATCTTTTACTATTTCTATTTTCTTTGTTTTCATATCTTTTCTTCCCACATCTCATACAGTAATATTTTACATATCGTTTCTCATAATACTGGGCTTTTCTTCTCCCACCTTTCTTAGAAAAGATTGCCCTACGAGGTCTCTGTTTAAACTCAGCCCAATGAACAGCTACCCATTCATGATACCCAAGTTTACATTTAAATGTCTCCAGTAGTCCTTTCCCTTTTCTTAGAATCCGCATCTGGATTAGTATTCTTCTTAAATTGTTCATCCAATTTTTTACCATATACCTCATCATATTGTTTACGTTGTTCTCTTGTAAATTCTGTACATCTTTGTCTTTCAACATCACATTTAAATAAGGCTCTACCTGAAGAAAGACCGTCCCTTTGTACTACCATCTCAACTCGAAGTATATTATCTTTTTCTTCTTGCTCGGTAGAATTAAGACCCACAATAACTTGAGCATTACGAACAATAGCAATTGAACCAGAGATATCATTTTCATCATATCTAGTAAGTCTATGCTTCTTACCTTCACGAGTAATATGATGTGCAGTCCATATGATATCAAGATGTAACTCTTCTGCCAAGTTTTGCAAATCTACATATACATTAGAAATCCTTTCGAAATCCTCTCGGTCTCCAGCTATTGAGGCAAGCTTACCTGCATAATCTACCATTAATACTCTAATATCGATGCCTTGATTACGCAATTGAACTATCCTCTCTTTTATGTAAGTTGTATTAGTAATCATTGCAGGTACCCTCTCAACCACCAATTCAACCCCAAATCTTGCAAGCTTTCTTAAATGTTTAGCTTCAAGTTTATCATACTCACCTGAGTATAATTCCTTTTTGGTTTTATTGATACTAGATTGAATAAATCTGTCCATGATTTGGTCTTTACCATTCTCGGTATCTACGTATAATATGGATTTCTTCATTCGAAGATAACCTCGGGCAAGGTTTACCATGAAGAAAGTTTTCTTTGCTTTAGGTTTATCCAATATTACATTAATAGAATGTTCGGGATAACCTCCTGCATTAGTAAGGTCATTTAATTGCCTAAAGGGACAGGGTATTACCGAGGGTTCTGATTGTCTTTTAAACTGTCTCTCTGTAATATCTCGAATCATGTATATAGGTTCGTCCTCTTTCTTTGGTTTACTTTTCTGAAGTACTTTTTCAATCTTCCTTGAATACTCTTCATATTGTTCGAAGTTATCTAAATCAAAAGAGTCATTCAGGTTCTTCATTTCAACATAGGTAGAGAACTGGTAAATCTTTTCCTTGATATAATCTGCATCCGATAAGGGAATGTGATATAAATTGCTTATTAACTTATTGATATTAGGGATGTCATCCTTAGTTACCAAATCAATGTATGCCTTTGATTCTAGCAATTCTTTTAATACTTCTTTTAATACATTCTCTGAAGGCATCTTACCTTGCTTCTTAAAGTATTTTGATATACCCTCAAATATAAGGGCATGCTCAATAAGAACCAGGTAATTAGCTTTAATCCTTTTTAGGACTAGACCTCCTTCCTTATCTCTTAAAACAAACCGGAGTATCTCGAGTTGGAAATCCGGTGTAAAACTAAATTTGATGTTGTCTTTAAATTTCTTCATATCTATATTGCAATATTATATAAACTAATAGATTTTGATAGTACCGAGATAGTTCTGAGTATGTTGACAACTAACTAGAAACTACTAATCCACTACCTTAAGCTCCCGAATATTTAATATTATTATTTTATATAAGAAAAAATACTTATATTTGCATAACGAATATTTAAAAACATGGGAAAAAGTAAAGGAAATAATGGCTCAGAGCTTCATCGATTAAAACCTATGCAAGAATATGATGAAGCTACTTTCAATAGACTTTATAAAGTCTGTAAGCCAGTGATTAGGAATCTTACCAGACAGATTGATTATAAAAGGTTTAATCTTACACCGGATATAATTCAGTCTTATTTCTGGGACAAAATGTTATTTGTTTTTAATAAATACTATGGTGAATGTACTGAAGAACATCTCAAAGCAAGGATTCTTGCTTCCTTGAGTACATTTAAAAATAAATTGCTTCGTTCTGCATACGGAGAACAAGCAGAGTATAATCAAAGCCTCTTTAAACTGGACGATTTATTTGATAATGACAAAGAACTAGAAGATGATAGTGAAGAAGAGAAAGCTAAATCCGAAATGATAGATATGATGTATACTTATATGAAAGATAAACTTTCTCCGGATGCTTATCTTTTATTCGAAGTATTAATTACTCCTCCCCCTTTCATTAAAGAGAGACTCGGAAATAGTACAAGGATTACTAATATAATGCTCATAGAATTTTTCGAAATGCCTAAGACTAATGAATCCATGAGATATATTTCTGAACTTAGACAGGATATACAGTATTGGGAAGATAGAGCTAAAGAAGAACTTAGATATTAACACAAAAGAAAAGGGACGTTTCCCAACGTCCCTTTCCGAGTGTTTACTCTAAACAAACTATGCAAAACAAAAACAAAACAAGAGTTTACTTAGACAATACAAATAATACACATGAGTTATATTAACAACTAATTACGACCTATGATATTTTTTGAATATATCTTAAAGTAATAGTCGGTGGTAACTTTTCGATAGTCAAGGTATCTACCGAAGTCTCTTGTAGGAAAGATTCCCCTATTAAATTCCAACTTACTACAATAGCACCATCTTGAATACCCTTGGTGGGAGTCCCTCTACCGAAGTCTCCATTTAAACCCGTTTCTCTATTAAAGAAGGATTGGGGTCTAACATTCTCCCAGTTATTAGCATTATCCTGTTTACCTTTAGATACACCGAGAGCATGTCTATGTCTTGGTAAATCATCGCCTTTCAATTTAATAACAAAGTTACCTTTAGTGGGAGTATAGAAATCCCCAATATTCTGTAGCATCATCTCGTCTCCAATTTGAATACCTCCGGCCTGATATCCTATTACTATCCTACCTGAAGCCTTTGTGTATTCAGCCCATCCTTCAGGGATTACATCGGTTTCCCATAAAATTATTGAACCTATGGGTAAACTAGCAGTATTCAAAGAATCAGAGAATTCCTTTCGGAGAGCTTCTAGTTGCCCATCAATGTATTGCTTAATATTCAATAGATTCCCATTTTCATCCTCTACCGGAAACCCAGTATTCATTTTCTCTACTTTAGTTATGGATTCTTTCATCATACTGTGAGTAGCAGTAGTATATGGGATCTCCTGGAATTTGCCCTGATAGGGTACAATAGCAAAGTTCTCATTTCTTTTAGTCATAGCATCTGTACCCTTACCATATATCCCAATAAGAACAACAGAATTCTTATTATTAGAATAATAAGGGCAAGCAGTCTCTACCATCTCTAGAAGATTACTAAGAGTCATACTATAATCCGAATAAATATCATTATTAAGTACATTGGGATTACGATTCTCTTCAGAAATTGGGTAGTATATATCTAGAGATTTTTTATATAACTCATAGAAACTTTCTGAAGATTCATTCCAATAAGCTACAAAATCTACTGGATTATCTACGGGTTCGGAGATAGTAGTGTGTACTGCAAACAGTAATACTTCATCGGTGGACCCTTGGGTTCCCTGAATATTCTCGATGGTCAATGTTTGTTCATCAGAGATAAATATATAGCCATCTCTTGAAATACACCCAAAATTTATATCTGGTAATTCTCCATCTTCAGAATCTTTAGACATATACCTTGCTGTAATCCTATCCTTAATTACATTAGCAAATTTACTACCAGAAACTCCCTGAGGAGAAACAACCAATTTATTACCATTTATGGTGGCTGAGCCAAATCCACAGAATGGCCCCAAACCAGAAGGGGCAGCAATTGCTTCGGCTGCTTCCTTAGATTTGATTATACCTTCATACTTAAAGTACGTTTTCATTGTTCTTTGTATTTTTAAAGTTATTCTTTTGTTCTGCCATATCCCTGAAAGCTTCTCCGAGTTCATTAAATTTGAGAGTTAACAGCTTAAAGATTATCTTCCAGATACTATATTGTTTTTTAATGCCATGTATTTCACATATATGCCCATAGATACTATCTATTTCGAAGCAATAGCATAATATCATTATAGTAATGGATACTCCTATGGGATCTACTCCATAGGGTTCTCCAATAGCTTTCCCAATTATAGCCCCAAGTAAGATATAACAAATATAATCAACCAGCTTATTTAGGGTTCTCCTACCGGCCCTTGACTTTCGAATGACTATATCTTGTACTCTACTTGCAGATATACCAAACCATAAATCTGAAAGTATCAATATTATGGCAAGTAATATCATCCACCTAAGGTCATAAATAATTTGGGTACATTCTCCAAATAAACCAATCATTGAAGTCTTGAACAGAGATTGAGTAGTAGTCTCTGTTACATTGTCTATTGCACTCTTTATCATACTTCTTCAATTTTCCACATTTGATTACTATAAGTGGTAATGGTAAATGTCTTCTCAGAAGTGTCATCTGATTCCCATTCCAACTTTTGAGGATTAACGCTTAATAAGTCAGCATCTACTACCGTAAACTTAGCCCGTACCGAAGTATCGGCAACTGATTCAAAAATGTATTCTCCAGCGGTAGCCGTAGTAAATTCATATCCGGCTCCACCAGCATCAAAAGTAGTTACTTTGCCAACTTGTCTAACTCTACTATCGAATTCATCTTTATTAGAACTACACCTAATTAAACAATACACTTGTTTAATGGTACCCTTTAATTCGGCATAACTTGGGTCAACGGTTAATTCTATAATAGTAGGGTAATCTTCCAATATTACTTGACACCTTAATGAAGAACCATCATCTGCCACAAAAGTATAAGTACCTGCTTTAGTTAATACAATCTCGGATTCAAGATTATAGGTTTCCCCAGTTTCATCACAAGTTGCAGTACCACTTACATTGACCCCGTTTTTCATTTCTTCAAGGCTAAATTTACAAGCTGATACTTCATCCAATAACTGATATACTGCATAAGTATCATCAATTTGGCTTTCGGGTAATGACCAATTAGGTTCTTTCCACTTTGAATCTGAAGGATCTGAAGGAACTATCTTTAGTTTGTTCTGATATACAACTGGGGTATTCTTAACTACCCAAGTAGTCTTTGCAGTTGGGTAGGCTACAGATTGGAAAGTATAAGTACCTGCTCTATTAGTAGTATATACATACCCGTTTTCAGCATTGAAGGTTTCCCCAGTTTCTACTACTTTAACTCGGTAATCATCACCATTACCCGAAATACATTGTATTATTACGGTAGTTTTTGCAGAACCGTTATATAGAGTAGATGTAGGTGGATTAATACTGATCCTATATACAGCAGTTTTACCTGAAACTACTTCAAAGATACCCACACCTTCATCCGTTTCCCTTTTATCTAAAGTACATTTGAATTTATAAGTACCATAACTGTTAGCAATAAATTTATCGCCATTCTTAAAAGTCTTAGGGTTACCTATTAATCTACAATATAATTCTCCAGTAAATGACTCTGGGTAATTTGAAGTTATGGTTAAAGTAGTAACTGCATCCTTCATAGTTTGATTATTTCCAACTCTAAATTCTGAGGGTGTACATCTTACCTTATAAGTAACTTCTTCTTGGGTTACTACAAATGAAGTTTGTTTTACAGGAAATTCCACAATCTCAAAAAAGTAAGTACCGGGTTTTGTAAATTCCCAAGTTGAGCCCGATATTTTTACTTGATCGGTACCCACTAATCGAACATCATTAGGTTTCTCTGTCCCTTTATAGGATACTCTAGCTATCACCCTTGTACTAACCTTTAAAGTAGTTGGGGTTATTTTACCAGTTATGGGCTCACAAGAAATAGTATATGAACGGTTATAAGTTTCCTGCCTTACGGTAATTTGGGTTATCTTAGAATTATCCCCAACGCTTCGAAAGTAATAAGTACCAGCCCTTGGAATATTAAATACCGAACCACTTTCATGTTTAGTATAACCCCAGTTAATTCTATCACTCGATATTTGATATCTCAAATCTGCATTCACCCAATCTGAGGTTACAGTTACCAATACTGGTACTTCATATACTTCTGAAGTAACTAAGTTGGGTTGGTCTGGGTTTACCAACTCGGCCTTAATCGAATACCCATCATTTACTACAAAACCGTAATCTATAGTGAAAGATACATGATAAGGTATGAATCTAGTAAAGAAACTTTCTACGGCTTCCCTAAATTTTTTAAAAGCCTCAGAATTAGAAGTATACCCATGACCAGTAAGTTTAAAACTTACGGAAATACATTGAGAACAATCAAAGGTGTTATCAAAGGTATATTTACTATCGTACTGATAGTATTGGTCAAAGTGGGGATGACCTTTTATCCAACCATCATACCCATCGGCTTTTGCTGGGTCTGTTATTACACAGGTTAACCCATATAACCTCATCATGATCTCGAAAAATTCTGATGTACCCCTTATTTTGAAAAGAGATACCGAATATCTCAAGATGTTTCTTACCTGAGTACTGGTTAAAGTAAAAGGTCCCTCTTTGGGTATTATCCAAAGCTTTGATAACTCCTGGAGTTTACTATCCGAGTAGAACCCATTAAAGTACTCTGCCCATTTCTGTGCATCTATCGTGTTCCCATAAGCAAAGGGCATTTCTCCAAGAAATTGCCAAAGGAAATTGAGATACATATCTGGGGTTTTATCTATATCGATAATATCCAATATATTCTCAATATCCTTTGTAATATAATCTTCAAAATGCTCTCCACAAATTTCTAGAAACCTCTCTAAGATGCCTTTACCATTTACCTTATAAGTATCTTGGTCCTTATATTCGAATGGTAAAAAGTCGATTAGATTTTTGAGGTTTATCATTATACTATTTCGTTAACTGTTAATGTTAATTGTGAAGCATTCTCGAATACTGGTAAGTTGAAACCTGGATCTTCATAGTCATGGTTTGGTTCAGATACGGTAATAGAATATCTATATCCAGATTGATAACTATTGTTCTGTATATCCAAAGAGAAATCAAAGCCATTAGCCTTATCAATAATCTGAATTGAATTACCAACTGTACCAGTATTCGTATAGCCATTAGATACTGAACGTACCGTAAAAGTAGTTGATGAATTAAAGGTTATATAGTAGGTCATTGACCCCTTTGCCTTATTCAACTTAAACTGGCCAAGGCTTAATTCTTTATTACCATAAATGGTAGTAGGCCAAGGTTTAATATAGAACTTGGTTAGATGTAGATAATCTACAGTTGACAGATTATCTATTAGGGCATAGATGTCTGATACCCTTACGCTTCCACCTATCTGAGCTTGCTCTGGAGAATAGGCATTATATAAAGCCGTAAGAATTTGAGTTTGTATCTCTGCCGTCTTATAAGACTTCTTACCGGTAACGTTCATTTCTAGAATAATCTGAACCTTGCCTGCAGACTTAACTTTTAGCCAAGTAGTCAGAGGGGCCCTTTGAGATAGAAGATTATATACTCTACTGATTAATTCAGAAGATGCAACAGCTCCACCATCGGGGCTAATGTATACTGTAAGCTTTCTACCGCATTCATAATCGGCTTTAGCCTTGTTTACACCATCTACTAACATAGCTAAGCTTTCAAAGTCCTCCTTAGTAATTGCTACTCCCAGAGTCTTTACACTCAAAGGTATATGTTCCTTGAGCATTGTAAAGTTCTCATAGTTTGAACCTCCTCCAGCATCATAAGCATTACTTACAGTAGCATCAGTGATTGAAGAAGAAATGATTGAGGGTACGGATGTAATAGTATTACTCTTTACGTTACCCTGAGAACCATTGGTTAAATAGAATACTACATTGGTTATCTTTGCACCTGCTGCAGGTTTCTTACCGAAGGTTCCATCCCCAAACATTATGTAAGGGTTAAGAGCTTCATCTACTGAAACCATAAAGTGTTTATCCGTTGGCTTTGATTTTGCAAAGGTATCTACCAATACCCAAGTTTCTCCACCTATCTGTAAAGACATAGAGCCCTGTTCATAGTACTTACCATTAGGCAATGTACCAAGGTGAACTATTACCCTGTCTCCAGTAGGTATTAGCATATTATTAAGAGCACTTGCAGTATATTTCTCATGTTGAATTATAGGTACTTTACATGTGGTTACATTTGAATACCAAGTTACATCTCTAGCAGATAACCAAGAGTTACCACTGGAATCCGTAAATAGAGTTCCTTGAGGTATGGTTAATTTAGCTCCAATGGAATTACCAGTAATACTTCTGGATAAGATTACATCTACTGTAGCAGCAATCGCTGCTCGAGCATGATAATCTACCAGAGCTCCATGTTTAACTACCGAATCATATCTTCTTGCAGTAGATAGGAAGGTTTCCCTTGCCATATTATCTACATAATAGTGAAGTACTTCGGCAATTGCCGCAAACAATGAGAGGATGATAATTAAGATATTCCCCTCCGAATAATCCGTTATGAGTTTCTGACCCTGAGGGTCTTTAAGCCCCATAAGAGATTCAACCAGCTTGGCCTTAATCTGTTGATAAGACCTCTGGTATGGGTTAAGCCATTTATTTGTGATTCCCATATTATTGTGTATTTAATGAATTATCTGACCTATCATAGGTGATATCGAGGTACTGACTAGAATTTGTTCCATTTATTACATAAGCTACTTCTATGTGTATTTTTGCATCAACTCTAGTAACTGTGATATTTTGGAATGTTATTCTCTGTTCCCATGCACCTATGGCTTGTTTTAAAAACTCTTTAATTATAAAACTTAGGGCTTGTGAGTTTGGTTCCTCAATACATTGCCATAGTTTACTACCAAAGTTTTCCTGTCGAAATCTCTGACCTATCATATAATACAATATAGAACTTATATTATCCCTGATAAGTTTAAAATCCCCGTTTACTGGGTACCAACCTCTTCCCCCATTTTCATTAGTTGTAAGTTGGATAGGATAAGTTACACCTATACCAACTAAGTCTGTAAAGTAATTCTTTTCCATTAGTGTATGCAGGTTTTATCCTCATAATCGTCTACAACGAATTGTGAGAAAGGTTTAGTTACTTGAGTTAAAGTTGGGCCAGAAGAACCTGGCCCAGTAGTTACACCTGAGTGTACATGAGAGTTAAACATATTACGAAGCTGTTCTAATTCTTGAATGGTTTGATTTAATTTCTCGGTTAATTGGAATATATTGATTACTCCACCATTCTCTCCCGTATTTAATATTACTGAATCACCAGAGGCCACATTAATATCCCCATCGGCATTTATAACTACCTCTTTTTCTGAATGAACATTTACTGGGCCATTAAAGTGTAAGTTGAGTTCTCCACTATCATCATCAATAACTATAAGATTACCTTCAGGTGTAATTATACCAATTTTATTTGGCCCATTTAAAAGTTGAGGTATTTGGTTCATCCCCCAACCATGATATTCCCAGAGAGGCTTAGTGGGATCTCCAAATTCAAAAGTAATAAATACCATGTCTCCAACTTTAGGGGCTAAGTATTTAAAGCCTGAGCTCAGTGAACCATGCTGTCCTTTCGGATATGCCCAAGCAAATACTCCGCCCATTACTTCTGGGACACATACCTTTATTCTGTTCATATTTTTCTCTACATCATTATTATCAACAACGATGCCTCTATAAACAGAGTAATACCGACCAAGGCCCTCTAAGCCTTCATCGGTTATTATTTTTGCTGTTTCATAACTCATATCCTTATTCCTCTACGTATATTTGACTTGCTATTCGTTTATGCTTTTTAGCCATATCACGATATACCCGATTAGCTATAGCCATATAATTAAACTTAACCCCATAATCTTCAGGGACTTGGATTTCCTTGAGGGTTATCTTACCTGGTATTAGTTTACCCTTAGAAGTAACTGTATTACCAGTAGATAAAACTATGCCTTCTGCCAAAGCTTTGGGATCCTTAGCATTTACTTCGGTATAGTAAGCCTTTTTTCTAATAAACTCAGCTTGACCTTTGATGTCAATTATTTCCCCCTTTTCATTAAGGAAATGTTCATTGTAGTATACTTTCTCATTATAAGTAAAGTTAAGGTTAAGATTTTGAGAAGAGCTTAAAGCCTTTTTATCTTTGCCTCTATCAGTCTTAGCATTGGCCTTAGCATCATTTGCTACAATATTCTGAGTAGATAGATCAGTTCGAGAAGTTACAGAACCAGACTTAGAATTATTTTTTACTAACTCCATGTTGGTTATATAACCTTGACCAGCATCCATTGAATGAGTACATTGTTTTATATACCAAAGCCCAGACCATCGTTTACCCACGTTCTCTAAATTAATTATTTGAGAAGTTGCTAACATGGGTCTACCAACTACCTGAAGTTGACATACTAATCTTTTTTCTGTTTGCTTTAAGCCACCATTAGCATTAGCATTGGCTGCCCAAGCATACTTATCAGCTCCTCCGTATCTACTGAATAAGTTGTGATAAAGCTTATAGATGGGTACTCTAAGATTTACTCTTTTCATATGCCTTACCTTAACCTTCTTACCGTATTGACCTTGGCCATAGTGTTTAGTAGTATCAATTTCCATATCGGATAATACTTCAGTATAAGGGTCTTTATTCAAAGCCTCAAACCCTCTTTCAGATGCTGGTAATACTCCCATTTGAAAATTGATACCAGAAGCTATACCTGCTCCAGCTTGTTTAGAGGCATAACCCTCTGGGTCATAATCTAGAGGATCTACATATTCGGTTACCATAAATTCCATACCATCTTCATCTTCAAAAAGATACATTTCATATTCTAATAACTTTTTAAGATTAGCTTCTAATTCTTTACCATTTCTGGAATTCTTTAGTACTTGTTGAAGAGCTCTCTTTTTATCATCTGGTAATTCACTGGCGGCTTGATTAATAGTGGTACGTATATCTTCAGTAGACATCTCATCGAATCTCCTTTGTTTACCAGCTTCATAAGCTCCAACCGGACCAACAGCTTCATACTCTGCTACCCTCTTTTTATACTCGGCTTCTTTTTCCCTATTGTATTGAACTTTCATATCCCAAGTATCTATTACTTCGGTGGGAGTAGTAGGGTGGCTTTGATAATCCTCAAACCCGTTACTGGTAAGATTAGATACTTCAGTATTATCTACTCTAGCTATATAGGGGCTTAAAGCTAAAGAGGGTTTATCTTCTGGTTCATTAATGTTGGTTGATAATACAGATAGGTCTTTACTATCAGGGTCTAAAGATGGTGCTAATACTGCTTTAACTCGTTTAGTTACCTTTTGAGTAGCAAAGGATACTCTGAGTACTTCACCCTGCTCACCCTGATAAGTATAAGTACATACAGGCTCCTCATTAAACTTTCTATTATGTATATAAATAACCCCATCCCTTGAATCCACATACCAGGGGCCATTGGTATAACCCTTCATCTTCTGTTCTAACTGAACCAAGATATTCTTTCCCACTAACCCAAAATCGCTATCTATTAAAGCCTTTAAATCTTCGGGCATTGCTACTTCAGCTACTCCACTGTATTTGTTAGCATAAAGTACTTTTCCAGTAGTAGTACGAGTATTTTCTGTTGGCATTTGTAGTGACTCGTATACTTTATTACTTATTATCTGTTGTTCCATTACTGAAATATTTCTATGATTACACCAGTGGCATTCCCACAGCCATTGTCTAAATAGGTAGATAATTTATAACCCTCCATATCCGAATGAACATAAGCCGGTTGAAATCTTAAATCCCCTGTAGAGTCAATGCACTTGATAGTTACATGAGTACCCGTAGAATCGAATACTGCTTCGAATTCTCTTACCTTTAGTATTTTTATAGGCCCAGATATAAATTGACCATCTGGGTAAATATAACCCCACTGAAGACAGATTTGTTGATTCTCTTGTATATCAGCAATATCTACAGTATCAGGATTACCCGTATCAAAGGTAAGTGTAGCCAAATTTTCTTTTTCTTCGTCATATCTATAATTCCAGGTACTTATATACGCTCCGAGGGGTATGCCCGTAAGAGGATTCATTATGGGCATACCTCCAAAATTGAAAAGGGCCAAATAGGGTTGACCCATTCCATTGTATAGTATTGGTTTCTGTTTAGCTGCCATATATCGGTATCCTTATTAAAGTTCCCATTTCTAATTCTCTAAAGGGGTTTAGTATCTTATTAGCTTCTGCTATAATATACCATTTCCCAGAATCCCCATAATATCTAAAAGCGATATTCTGTAAAGTTTCCCCATCTTTAACGGTATGCTGAATATCGTTTGCAGATGAGGGTATTACTGGAGGGTTGGCCTCTAAAGAATAATCCCCATCTTCGTATTTCAAAGCATAGGCATCATTATATGGACTAGCTCCCTTTATATATTGGTTAACATCAATCATATTTAATACCTCCCGTCTTTTTAAGTGAATCAAAATTTATGAAATCTCCATAGGATAAGTTATATGCACTTACTCTCTTGAAAATCAATTCTTGGGTTGCTGTTGCAGGTAATAATCTACCATTTCCAAAAGTAGCCGGCTTTCCCGGTACCCTTATCCTATAACCATTCTGAAAATTCTTCAAGGTATAGGTTGCTGAAGTAAGTATATAATTGTGATTATCAAATATACCAGAATCACCCCATTCTATTTTAACAATTGGAGGAGCAGCTTGGTAACCATTTGATTTAGACCATGCTTCTAATAGCCTACATTTATTTACTACCTCTTCGGGATTCTCTGGGTCATTACAGTACCAGGATACATTAAATTGGATAATGTCTTCAGCCCCAGTATAGTGATACATTGGTACATTACGTCCCATAGACTTAATGGTTGCCCATGTTGTTTCACCTCGAAAATCCAATTCTGGAGGTCTATTCTGTAAAACAATGTATTGAGTTGGGTTAACGGTCATATTATATATCCTTACCTCATTCTGATACATAATATCGGCTTTTACTTCAAAGTTTCGATGATTGGTAGTATTCTTGTTACCCTTTGCGGGATCCACTCCTTCCCCTTCTTCAATTCTAGGAAATTGCAATTCCATTCTCCATTTTTTCTGGAGTTGTTTATTCAATGTGGGATTCTTGGAAGATATCTGAGCCTCTCCTATAACCCCATTGGGGTTATAAAGCTTACCTTTTAGAGCATCATCTTTTGGAAGTGTAGATGTATTCCTATTGAGTAATATCCTGGCTCTCCATAGTTTATTTAAGGGACCCGTAAGAACTCCTGCGGTATCCCTTGTAAGGTCATTGTATTTTTCAACAACCTTACCTGCTGCCTTATTTAATACTCTAGCCATAATGTTTTAGTTTATAATCCCATTACAAATGCGGCCCCAGTAAAATCTTGTTGAGAACCTGGGGCATAATCCCCAACTGCTTGGCCATCTACAGAAATATTAATCCGAGAATCTCTCATACCCTCCTTGATAGCTAATCTTACGGCATTAATAAATCTCTCTTCATTTTGAGCCCGAATAGTTGTTGAATCTTCTTTACCTTTATCTTGGGCATTAGTATTTCTATCTACTGAATCGATAAGTCTACTACCTACTTCTATTAATAAGGGTAAACCTACGGTAATAGCTAATCCCCAGGGTCCACCAAGTAATCCTAATAACCTACCACCTACCGAAGCTAAACCCTTAGTAGCAACAGTTTTAGCAGCTTGTTTACCAGCTTGGTTAGCTACAGTACCTCCAACTACACCTCCAATGAGTGAAGTGGCTGGAGACATCCCAGGATTTGGTGTTTTAACATATCTACCGGTTTTGGTATTATAAAATCTACCGGCTCTGTTCATACTAACTCCCCCCATCATCATCTGCAATTGAACCATAGTCCTCATAAGATTTACCATACTTATCGTATGAGCTTCCATAATAGCAAATTGGGTGTTCGTCTTAATAGCTGCTGCAGACATACCCTCAGTAGAAGCCGTGGCAATAGTTTGTAAATATCCAACCGACCTTATAATACCTCTTACAGTATTAAACCCTGCAACAATGGTACCAACTACTACTGATGTAGCCCCTACTCTAAGAGCAAAGCTACCAGCCCAAGTTTCAGAGATAGAATTTATTACTTTGATGATAGAATTACCCACATTGAGTACTGGGGTAAATATTCTACCCAAAGCCGCTCCTGCAGTAACGGTTAAGTTTTCTAAACTTGATTCGAATTGGTCGATAACACCCGCATCAGTTTTAAGACGTTCTTCATTAAGTCTATTTACTGCCCCCATGTTTTGATCATAGGTTGCAAGTATCTTACCCATCTTATCTCTACCAGAAGCAATATCTCTAAGTACTGGAAGCATGCCTCGATTACCACGAACACCAAAGATATTGAAGAAGGTTGGTGTTTCTATTCGTGAAGGTAAATCTACTGCCGCTTTAGCAAATTTCTGATAGATAGTGTAAAGATCTATAAGGTTACCCTGAGCATCGAAAAACTCATCCGGACTTAAGCCCAAGTCTGCTAAAGCGTTATAGCCTTTCTTTTTTTGATTAACAAGGGAGAGTTGTAAGTAACGAATCATATTAGCCAGAGAGGTACCTGCCATAGAACCCTGTATACCCATATCTCCCAATACACCAATAGCAGCAGCCGTTTGCCGAAGGTCTACTCCAGCAGTTGCCATATCTGCCCCTGCATAAGATATGGACTGGGCTAAGTCTGTCAAAGATATATTTGCATTAGTAACTGCAGTATATAGGTCATCGGTTACTCTAGCGGCTTCTCCCATTGGGATTTGGTACATTGACATGATATTAGTCATCAAGTCAGCTACACCACCTTTCTGTCCCACTGGCATTGTAAAGATTGAAGCCAGCTTAGATGCTGGCCCAATCATTTCCTTAATAGCATCGAATTTATTACCTGCCATAGCCAGGTACCTTTGTCCTGATGCAACATCCGAAGCAGTAAGAGGAGTTATCTCATTGACGTCTTTTGCCAATTGTAACATTTCCCTTTGTTCTGCAATAGTAGCACCAGCAATTTTCGAAGCAGTCCAAACTTCATTCTGAACACCCGCAGAGTATTTATAGGCCCTTGCCATTCCCCCTACGAGCTGCATTCCGAAGTCCATTGTATTAGAAGCTGACATCTGTATACCTCTATTCCAGGTACTCATGTCATTCATCATAGTTCTGAATGACCCCGATATCTTGCCAGCCTCTTGAGAGAATCGGTCTTTTAATACCATGGCAACACCGACCTCTACTATACTCCTACTGGTATTCATAATTTATTTTCTTTTCTTTAGTTGTTTATAATATTGTTCGGCCATTTCCTTAAATATTTTCCTGATTCTATACGGAAGACGTAAAAAGCCGAAATAGTCTAAGGCTATCTCGGCTCTGGTGATATAAACAAAATCACTCTCTAACATTACTCTTCCGTCAGGTAGAAAAAATTTGGTGCCCAAACTATAGGATAGGTTCTCTCTTCTCCCGTTGTGGGATTAGTGATATGAGATTCACCCTTGAAAATAGGGTCAATAGATAGGATATATTTTCTCATCTCAGCCATATCCTTTGCAGTAAAAGGAGTAAAGTTTTCTACCTTCTCCCAATTACCGTCTACTTCTAAGTAAAGATTCCGACAAAGTAAGGGGGCATTCTTAGTTTGTTTATCCAAGGGTAACTTCATGAACTCTTGTTCTCCCTTACCAGTCATACAATCAAATTTGATTTTCTTGCCCGATGAAAGAAGATATTCATGACCGGTTAATTGAATACCCTTTGGATAATAAGGGATGGCATCTGGTTTTTCATCAAATACCTTATTATCAGTGGGTACTTCTGAATAATCGAAAAGGAACTCATGAAGGTCTTGGCCATAAGTAACTTTACCACCGTTCTCTTTACCCCAGTCATACTCAAATTCTACTTCCTCTCCCAGTGAGAATATACGAGAATTGAAAATAATTGCATAGCGGTCATTGACTGGTAGATTGAGAGCATCATCAACGGTTAGCTTACCGTTAGGAGTGGTATTAGTTCTAATTACGATTGCTGCAATGAACTTGGTAAGGTTCATTAAAGTTTTCATGTCTGAAAGGTTACTGAGAATGTCTTCATCAGCTCCATTCTGTTCTCTAATTTCATATTCGAAACCAGAGGGTCCGGTAAATCTAAATGTTCTAAATTCCATAACTTTGATATATTTAATGTTTACAAATGTTCATAGTACTCCGTATAACAACAAGAAAGGGGTGAGCTCCTATCACAGGAATCCCACCCCTCCACCGAATCTTAGTGAAAATAGACTAAGGAATTAGTATTTGTCTGCAGTACCCACCGAGAACTCTATGGACTCTATGGTATTCTCTGAAGCCATTCTGTCCAAGTCTAAGCCGGTAATCTTACATGGCCATACCTCTTCGAAGACGTGGGTATTAAGAACCGAAACTCCATCTTCGGCAAGTTCGTTTACAATAGCCGTTTCCCAATATTGGCTTGGTACTAAGCCACCACCAACTATATGGTCTTGGCAAGAATAGAGCCAGTCATGAAGCCAGGTATCTGAACCTGCAGTAGTCATAAGTTTCTCTACGATAAGATTACCTATAGTAACCCTACCAGCAGTTTTAACATCTCTATTGACATCCCCATGAGCCACCTGGTCAATCTCAATATCAGGCAAAGTACAACTTTGGAATAGATAAGTATTGATAGGGTGTTTGGGGAACATGATACTCCACAAGAATTTCTTCCGTGGGTTTTTTACTTTTGCTCCCATCGTTATATGTTTATAGGTTATTACTTGTTTCTACGACTGATACAGCCTTAGAAGCCACATCAATTACAATCTCCATAGTTACCTCTTGCATAGGAACTACATCCTTATACTTAAGGATAGCACGGTACTTACCTTGACGGGCATCTGCTTCGTTATTTACGGAAAGACCATCCCAAGAAGTTGCATCCTGGTCACCCATCCAAGTATATTCTGTCATGGCATCTTCGTCTACCAAAGAATCCAATGTGGGTTTAACTTCCAACCAAATTCTTTTCCAAGTTCCCCAAACGTTGGGTTCTTCCAAGTATTTGTTAAATACTGGACGAAGGAACTTCTTCAAATACAAATTCAATCTTACGATTGAAAGGAATCTTTCTGAATCCTGTTTTACCTGAGAAGAGAAGCAATGCCATAGCATGGTTTGTTTACCGGCATCGGGAGTATCTTTGATTACCATCTCATTGATACAATTCTGAGCAAGTGTGTTCAGTTCATTATATCGAGAAGGAGAACCATAATTTGGGCATACAGGTCCAACTGCATCTCCAATAACTCCTCGGTTCATACCAGCAAAGGATTTCCAAGGACCATATTGAGTAGCAGAAGCATCTCCCAAACCTGCAATGGTACCTACTATATCGGAATCTTGAAGATTGCCGTTTTCGTTGTAGTACTTAAGGCCACCTCCAAAGTAAGCAATGTACTTAGAATTACCCACGGTACCAAGACAAGCCTGTACCCAAGTAACCTGAGCTTTATAGTCTCTTGGTTGAGTACCCTGGGTGTAATGGGTTAAGTGTTTTGGGACTTCTATGTACAGTACCCATTCCATCAATTCTTTTGCCATATCTGCAGCAGCCTTATATACCTTGAGTACATCAGCATCAGTAGTAAGGTGTTGAGAGATATGGGAAATGAATAATTGGTAAAAGTCAGTGTAGTCCCTTACTAAATCAAATGAAGCGATCCATTCATCAGCAGTAGGGTTAGAACCAGCACTACCTATGGTACCGGTAAATAGTTTCTCGGTATCTGAAGGAGCTGCTCCCCCAACTGTTACAGTAACGGCATTTTTTGTACCATCTACACTATCGGTAAGCCATTTGATTAAGTTCTCAAAAGATGAACCAGCAACTACTACCGGTTTGATATACTCTGAGTTCTTAGCAAAGGCACTAAGAGCAAGGTAATCTACCGAAGTATTATTGTTATCATCGGCAGTTTTATAAGTTACTACCGGACCTTGTTCAAGTACCTGGCCATTGCCTGAATAGATTCTATAATACAAGGTATTGGATTGTTTATAGAAACCTACCTGGAAGGTATCAGTACTACCGATTGGGTCTCCATAACCTTTGGTTACCAATCCCAAACTATAAGTAGTTCCCCCAGAAGCAATGGTTATCAATGCTGCAGGAGTAGCAGGGTCTGGAGTAGCAGAAGCAGGTACTATACCTTCCTCTTCGGATTTAGCAACTGTTTTAGCTTTACCTGCAGTTGCAGCTACTGTACCTTGAGTAGCTCCCTTACCAAGCACTCGAATAACACGAAGCTTAGAACCACCTTGCAAAGCCTTTTCGATATTTGATACAGAACCATCTGGTACAATTTCAGAACCATAGATTCTTTGGAACTGAGAGAATGTAGAGATGATTTCTGATGGGTCATCATAAGGGCCCTTAGTAGTTCTAGCCAATACACAAGAAACTCCTAACATAGGAGTAGTTTGAAGAACATTGTTGTTCTTAAACTTAAAATCAACATGAGGTGAAGTTGGCATAATTCTATTGTGATTAAAGTTAATTACTCGTTTAATTTATACCCTAGAGTATTGTACCTATACCTTAGGTACTTTTAACTCTAACATTTCATTTTCATTTTGTTCTAACAACCCGATGAGAACTGAAATATCCTGAATAGGGGTAAGTATATCCTCTTCCAATGGTTTTTCTGGAAGAATACCATCTTTACATACGTAAGTATATACCTTTTCAAGTATTCCATGTTCTACATCAGGATGGTCATAGTAATTACCAATTTCAATGAATAAGTTTCCGGTTGGTGCAAGCCTGCCCTTGTCCCATTCCTCTAAGTCATTGAAATAAGGTCTTACGTATCCTCTAGCAGGTAAGCCAGTATATAAGATTGTATGAAGTAATCTCATATCGGCTTGAGTTTGAGAAACTAGATGTACATCAATAGTGATATCCTTAGTTTCGTAAGGGAATTCAGAAGCTTGATAATTACCATCTTCTAGTTTATCACCAATGATGTATTTATTCACACCAATATCTCCCGCATAATAACCCTGTAATTCTATGGTTATCCTTGGGAGAGTTTTAGGTCCTTTCACTTGATTATTCCCGATACCAAATAGGGGTATAAACTTCTTCATATTCTTAATCGCCTCTTGAAATCTTTTTTCGTTTTCTTGAGACAAAGGTAAGAAGTCTTCTGGATTCAAAGTTAGACCCATTTCTAACATTGTACTTAGTAAAGAGATATAAAAAGTTCTCTCTACTATCTCTTCTGAATTTACCATTAATTTCCTAATCTAATTGTTAGTTGAACTTCAGGGTAGCCAGTATCATTTATAACTCCATTATATACTACAACCACACCACCAAGCCCTGATATACGGGATTCAAGATGGCCAGTACAATTTAATTCACTAACCCAAGTAGTACTTATATTAGAGGGGTAATCGGTAAGCCATACTTTAAATGGTATAGGGTCCGTCCCTGGAGAAGGAATAGTACCCTCTATGGTTTTACTAATGTCTGTTATCTTAAACTGTTTTATAAACTTAGCCACTTCATAACCATTGATATGGTAGTATTGGTATCCCTTTACACCCCTAATAGAAGCAGTATTACTACCTTGCCCAATATTTGGAAATGGTATATTAGGAGTTGGTTCAAAACCATACTCAGTAGTTCTTTTACCAGGAGATTGTTTTATAGTTATATCTTTCGTACCAGCCTGAGATACTATTCGTATAACACCGCTTCTTTCCTTCGGATTATAAGTGCTTGCCTCATACTCGTTGTTATAAGAGAGAGTCTTAACTGTTAATTTTCCAGCATTATTACCCTCCCCAATCTCTTTGGTTATATTTAACCAATCCAAGGAATTTTCAACAGTCCAATCTAAGGCTCTATATTCTTCTTGAGGTTCACCACCAATATATTTTTGTTCATAACTATAAACTAATATTTCCCAAATCTCAAGCCTTTTGGTACCATCAAAAGTATAACTATCACTGTCAGGTGAAATAGTAAGGAAGGGCTTCCAAGTTTCTACTACTTGGGGTTTCCCCTTTTGTGTAAAAGTAACTTCCCTTTCTACTCCCTGAACTATCACTTTTATTACTTGTTCTTTATTAGATTCTGATTCATTAGCTGCTTTAGGCTTCACTCTAATAGTAGCAGGACCAGTCCCTGATAAAGAAGATATTTCGAAATCCGACATACTATTTTACTTTCCTTAATTCATTTCTAACCGCATTACGTATCTCCTTTTGTAAAGCTGCTTTTCCACCAGCAGCTTTATAAGCAGGACCCCATAGAGGACGAGGTGGTAAATTACCATCCCTGCTACCATATTCTAACATGATAGCTATCTGGTTCAAGGTTTTTCTAGAAGTCTTACCAGTATAAGTAATCTTCTTGATTCCAATTGGCAAACCTACAAAAGTTCTATTCTTGGTTTTCACTATACTTACCGACCGGGCATATTGACCAGTGAGTTTTAATAGGGTATGAGCTGGGTATTTTTTAAGGGTAGCAAGTGAATGCTTTGGCCAAGATGCGTGGGTACCCAGTGGAGGTACTCCAGTATTCAAACTCTTCTTTACTATACGAAGAAGTTGATTGCCAAACCTTTCTGTACCTTTCGCATAGCCTTTGGTTAAGATACTTGGGGTTTTAGCAATCAACCTTTCTGCACGAGCTTGTTCTCGTTTGTCTGCGTATATTTCTAGAGGACCAATTGGAGTCGATATTGTAATATTAACCGACTTACTTGGCATAATTCTTATCTATTGTTTGGGTTTATCTAATCCCAACTCCTGAGCAATCCTTTGTAAAAGAGTTTCTTGCGTGGTTATCCGTTGATCGATATATTGCCGAAATTCATCAAACTCCGGAGCAGGTCTACTTGGAGCAGATTGGGATTGATTAATTGAATTGAGAATATTATCACATTCAGAAACAACTGCCTCAAACTTTGGTCTATTGTTAAGTATATTTAAGGCATTTTGTTTTTGCATAGTAACCTCATTAATTATATTCACTATATCGGTAGTATAATATACCCCATTATAAATACCCTCATCAGATTGTGAAGGTAGGTATATTGTAAGCTGTGATACAGAATCTTGGATCACTAATTCGATACTGTTAACAAAGCCATCTTTAGTACCGGATGCCATGGGTTTACTCTCGCCTACCTTCACAATCTTTGCGGTATCGAAAATGGGATAACCAGACCTTCTGTCTTTCTCTAAGGTAAAGATTACTTCACCCTTTTGTAACTTTTGGAAAATCAATGTTCTTTCGTCCATAATCATTTTCTATTTATTAAATTTAAACCAAATGAAACTGCACCCGGATTCTTTTGCATGAAGTCTACCAGGTTTAAGAATTGATAGTATCCAAATTGATCGATGAGTACCTGAGCTTTGTTTGCTACTTCTTGTACAATCTCTATATTGGGAGCCGGTAGGGCTAACTGTATCTTAAATTCGGTGAGTTGTTCTTTTTCCATAATTCCTTAGTTCAAGTGGTTAAAACGAAAAAGGAGTACACCCCTGATAGATGTACTCCTTTCTAATCATCCTGGTATGACAATTGGTTATGCCGTTGTAGTACCTCCAGTAGTCTTCAGAGCTGCAACCACTTGGTTGATAATGTTCTGGTCTCTCTGGGCATCTACCACTCGGTTCAAACGGGCAATCTCCTGGTCCTTTGCAGTGTTCTCAATGAGACATTTGATTTCCTGTTGTCCATTCTTGAGGTCACAGCAGCAACGTTCAAGTTGAAGAGCCAATTCGGACTTCACTTCTTTAATCAAACCTTTAGTTTCGCAGCAGCAATTCTGTTGTTCATGTTCCATCTGGCAAAGACGGTCCATAACCCGGTTGAATCCTGCTCCCATCTGGTCACGGGAATCACGGATATCCGAATTCGTTTTGTAGCCCAAATCGCAGAGACCTCTTTCTGTTGCGAAACGGTTGTTAAGAATTTCTTTACCAACACCAGCAACATCTTTTGCTACTCCACCGATTTCTTGGGTTACCTCACGGGCAGCATCAGAGATATCCTTGTAGATACCTGCTTTTGCTTCCTGAACAGTAGATTCTACTTTCTGGATGTCAGCCTTGGTGTCATTGATTTTGTCCCATACAGAAACTGCGGCAGCACCAAAACCACCACCTACCAATGCACCACCCACGGCTCCCCAACCAGAGCCCCATCCTGAATGATCTCTACATCCCAACCCTCGTTACAACCTCTTTCCGCGATTACAACGCCATCGCCGGCACCTTTTACTTCTACTCCCATAATTGTAAGGTTTTAAAGATTAATACTTAGGTTAATTATACATTAAATACAGAATGGTGTTGTATTTTTATTACACCAAATTAAATACGTATTCATAAATAATTGTTGCACCACCCTGAGTGATATCAAGTGTAAGTTTTTTACCTGATTCCCTTTGAGTAACTGTAACCGTAGCAGATCTTGATGATTCTTCGATATTCTCTGAAGCTTTACTTGATACCGTCTTACCACTAACTGTAACGGAAGACCAAGAGGGAGTACCAGACAAATTTACACCTACATCATAAGTATCTGAAGTTTCGGAACCATTAATTACTTTTTTCTTATAGGATATAAAAGTCTTAGATAAAGTATCCCCTGAAGCAGCATGGTGAATGGATTCACTTGCACCAGCACCATTCCAATAAAAGTAGTAATTATAACTTACACTAGCACCACCCTGAGTAATATCTACATAATCAGAAGCCCCATCATAGTTAGCAAAGACTCTAATAGACCTACTACTTGTACTGGTATTCTCAGAAGCCCTAAGTGTAGTACCTGATAGACTAAATCCTGAGGTACCATTGGTACTTAAACTTGGAGTAGCACTATCAGAGCCATCCCTTGTATTTGAACCTGAGGTATAGTTAGCATACCTGGGTCTACTTGCACTGGGGTACAAAGTTACACTACCTCCAGTATTACTGATGGTATAAGAACTTGCCGTTAAGCTTACACTCCAAGAACCATAGGTATACCCAGTAAATTCGTTTGCTGCCTGGTATACTGGTACACTTACAGATTTGGTTTTACCATTTAGTGATAAGGTACCAGTAAGGGTTCCTACCCGGGTTCTAGATTTAACCGTAGTTCCCAAAGAACCTGCACTAACTGCAGTACCATAACTAATGCTAGCACCACTTGTAATCGTACCACCTCCAGTTGTAGAACCATTCCATCCCCAAGTTTGAGAATATGAGGGCATAGTAGAGAATGAACTTCTAGTACCTCCACTTGCAGGGATATCTGTTACTGCACCTCCACTTGCTGTAATCTCACTATAAGTCTTATAACCTGCAGATTGAGAACAAGATATGGTTACTTTCTTATTAGTTTCTGCTTGGGTTAAAGTTACGGTACCACTACGAGTACTGGTAGAAGTATTATTACCCATAGTTACTGAAGTACCGGTACCGGATATACTTCCTCCATTAGCTCTAGTATAAGTTAAAGAAATTTGGTTACCATAGTTATGGTCATTTCTTAATTCTTGCTTGTATGAAGTTACCGTAAAGGTTTTAGTACCTCCTGTAGCCCCAAATGACATAGAAGTTGGATTTACACTAAACCCATAACTCCAAGATTGAGATGCAGCAGCTTGAGTAAAGGTTACTTTAAAAGTTTTACCAGATTCGTTCTGTGTAACAAGAGTATTGGAATCTGACCGAGAGGTTAATCCCAGATTCTCTGAAGCAGTCCAAGGAGGTACTTGATTACCGTGATTAGTTACCCATGTAGGTGTATTACTAATAATATAATTTACAGTAACTTCAGCTCCATTAGCTACTCCATCCCAATATTTCTGTTTCGTAGAAATAAAACCAAAACCCTGATTAGAAGAGCTGGGGTTACCCAAAGCATCAAAGCTTATACTACTGTATCTAGAAGTAAATGTATACTTATAGGTTACCTTATGAATATCTTCGAGTTTGACACATTCATTATTCCCATAGGAACTGGCATTGGATAGTTCCAACCCCACATAATTCTCCCCTGTTCCTGTCGAGGAGAGTGCTAACAATTCAGCCTTGGTAGGGCAGTCATTTCCTGTCTTACCAAGGCCTACTTTAGTTTTGACAGCACTCCAGGTTGCTATCTCTCCCATGATTATTTATTTTTAAGTTCTTGAATCTCAGCCTTCAAAGCCTTAATCTCATCGTAGAGAAGTTTAACACCCTCGATTGCCAAAGTTGACATCTTGTGATATTTAACTTGTTTTACGAGTACATATTCTTCCCCATTGATTTCCAAAGTTTCGAATTCCTCTGGATTAGGTACTGTAGATTTCTCTACTGGAACTTCCTCTACATATTTACCAAATCCCAATCCCTCAAGATTCTGAGCAATAGTTCCCTCGTCCTCTTTACCAAGCATTTCGAATGACTTAGTTGGTATCTGGCAAATCTGTTCCAGAGTATGATTCAAATCCTTAATATTAGATTTGAGTCGAACATCCGAAGACTCTTTGAAGAAACCGGAAGGAGCAGTAGTCTTAGCAAATACTACCTGGTCGGTAGTTGCCAAACTCAATTGAGCTCTAGTTACTACGTGAGGATTATCTCTTCTACCAGCATGGCTATTGATAGAAGTCTGAGCAGTAGTACCTGCAGCCTTAGCATCAGCAATAGCAGTAGCTTGAGCAGTAGATACTGGCTTATCAGCATCGGAAGTATTATTAACATTACCCAATCCAACCTGAGTTTTAGTAACTGCATGAGGATTAGATTTATTGGCAATGTGATTATTTACCTTAGTTTCTAATGCAGTTACATCTGAACCAGTATCGGCAATCAAATCGTCAACGTAAGTTTTCAATTCTGTACGAAGAGCATTGATAGCATTAGTTCTATTGGTAATCTCATTTGCCAACCCCTGTACCGTATTATCCAAGTTAGTCTTATCAGCTGCAGTCATTACACCTGCAGTAGTCTTAGTTGCTGCTGGTATGGTGACATTCACATCTGTACCTCTACTATATGAGCCCTCTTCGGTATTCTTTACCCATCTAAAATACTTTAATCCGAGATTATTCGTATTTTGGGTAACACCGTTTATTACCGTCATTATCTCCTGAGGTAAACTATTGATTAGTTTATCATGCTCATTATCTTTTGCAATACGAGCCTCTTGTTCATCCTCTATGGCTTTCGGTAGGGTTTGATTAAGTTTTATTACACTTTCTGCCTCCATCAAACCGGCTTCTTGAGTAGTGGCATTGGTTAGTGGAATAAGCATCCCCTCAGGCTGATCTATGTAATGACCCTGGTCATCTAAAGAAGAATAATTACACTGAATAATTATATTCCTCTTGTTTCTGTTAGCTATTGAAATATTACTGATTAAATTTCTAGGCATACTAGATACCACATCCTCAAGATGTTTACCTCTACTACCCTCGAAAGCAGTACCTGCAATTTCTCCAATAATAAGGGAAGAAGTGTTACTATCTACGAATTTAGTACCTGACCAACGGAATTGATAAGGAGGTTCCCCATTAGCAACATTAATGTATATCTTACCAGATTCTCCAGTTACCGGAGTTTGGTGAGTAGCATCAGTATACAACTGAACATTAGTAAGACCTCCAGTAGAGCTTACTTCATAAGTAGCGTATACCTCGATTACATCGTCTACATATGAAGGCAAATGGTTAGCTGGTACCAATCCATTACCATCTAATGGAGCAAACCCATCAGCTTGTCCCTTAGTTGCTACAAAGGCATCATGCTTGGCTTCTAGAGTATCAATATTATTCTGCAGTTTAGTATCAAGGGCAGTATCAGCATCTTTTCTATCTTGAATCTCTTTTTCTAAAGCAGCAGTCTGAGAATCTCCCAGATTCTTGATAGCTGTATCGATTGCCTTTTGTCTATCCTCAATTTCCTTAGCAATAGCATTGGGCAAAGTCTCATCAAGATTAGTCTTATCAGCTGCAGTCATTACACCTGCAGTAGTCTTAGTTGCTGCTGGGATAGTACCCATTACATATCTACTACCCTTAACATAGACACCAGATTCTGAGTCTAGTTTAGCTCCCGCATGAGTAATGGTGACCTCAGAATCTGAAATTTCTAGATTGCTCCCAGAAGTAAGTACAAAGGATTCTGGGAGAGAATCAAACAATTTCTTATCTGCAGCAGATTGTACACCAGCTTTTTCTGCAGTAGAAGCAGGGATATAAGTAGTCTTATAATCTTCTGGCTCATGAGTATAAATACCATCTTCTTTTTTAGAAGAGAAGTTATGAGTTAAAGTTACATGACTACTTTGCTGGCCTACCTCAACTGGGTTATTACCAGATAAGATGATAATATTGTCTGGTATGGAATCAAACAATTTCTTATCTGCAGCAGATTGTACACCAGCTTTTTCTGCAGTAGAAGCAGGCAAGGTAATAGGATTCTGTTCTACAGTACCATCCTCAATTACAGTTTTAGTAGCAGCAATGCCTATTGAAGTCTCATTTGGAGTTACATCCCCAAGAGCAAAGTTAACAGTAGTAATTCTATCTAACTCTACCTTATCCTTAGCAGTCATCGTACCGGCTTTAGTATCTGATGCCTGAGGCAAATCAAAGGTTTCTGTAGTATCAGCATTCAGACCATTATCCTTAGTTACGGTTACGGTTACTTTACTTGCATCGGAATCAGCCGATATATCTGTAAGGGCATTTTCATCCAACCCATCCAACTTAATCTTATCTGCTGCAGACATGACTCCTGCAAGAGATTGGGTTACCGGGAGAAGTTCTTTAATGGCCTCATTGGATTCTCCGTATTGGTTGTTAGAAACGTCCTTAGTAGAAGTATTTACCTTGAAAGTAAGTTTAGAGTCATCTCTACTTATTTCACTTACACCAGTAACCATGGTGTCTGGCAAAGCATCGGAAGTACCTTCTTCAGCTTCCAATCTTTCTTCATGGTCATCGGTAATGTTAGTGAATTTATTATCTAAGGCAGTATCAGCATCGGTTCTGTCCTGAATTTCTTTATCGATACGTTTACCCAAAGCTGTATCGGCAGCAATACGGGCAGCTTCTTCTGCATCGATGTTATCCTGGAGAACTTTATCTGCGGCCTTTCTTTCCTCTCTCTCTGTATTAAGGTCAGAAGTATTCTGATCAATCTTTGCTTCCAACCGAATATCTTCAGCTTTACGAGCAGCAATTTCGTTATTTAACAGATCCGTAATGGCCGTATAATTACCATTGATATTATCCTGAATACCCTGGATTAATTCCAGGTTACGTTGGATATTAGCAGTATTCTGAGTTACCAGAGCATTAGTAGCATTCAGGGAAGTTAACAACTCTGTACGAGTTTCACTTACAAAAGTTCTCAGCTCATTTACCGTAGTAGTAAGAGTATTACTCAGGTTAGTGAATGATTGTTGTAAAGTATTATCTCCCTGTTCTCGTAAGTTCTTTTCGGCTTCAAGCTTATTCTCCAACTCTGTAAGCTTAGCAGTCATAGTTGCTGCAAAGTTGGGGTCATCACCGAGAGCCTTAGCAATCTCTGCCAAAGTGTCCAATACTTCAGGGGCTGAACCAATAATCTTTTGGATTGCAGCCTCTACTTGTTCTGCATTCTGAAAGTCAGAATCGTTTAATAACTGAGAAACCTTAGTGATATAGTTTGCATGTTCTTCGATGCCATCCAACTTGGCATACAGCAAGTCAGTGAAATCATTTGAAGAAAGTACCTTGCCATCTACCTTATCTACCTTCTTATCGTCCATTGCCTGGTCTGCAGCAATTCTATCTGCTTTCTCCTGAGCAACAGCATTACTGATAAGAGTATCTTGATTAGCTCTTTCAGTTGATTCTTTATCGATATTGGTTTGAAGTAAAGTATCTCCAGCTAAGCGGTCATTCTTTTCGGTAAGGATATCCTTATTAATACCAGCCATATCATCCTTGTGATTCTGAAGGTTGGTATCAATCTTGGCCTCAAGAGAAGTCTCTTTGGCAATTGCTCGGTCTTTCTCTGCATTAATAGCAGTAGTGTTGGCATTTACCTTTGCTTTTAGTTCATTCATAGCATCGGTATTACCTGCCTCTAGAGAATCAATACGAACTCCCAAAGCATTATCACCAGCAATACGATTTTCCTTTTCTTGTTCAAGCTTAGTGTTAATATTACCTACTTCGGATTCCAAAGCTTGTTTGGTATTATCCAACTTAGCAGTAAACTCAGTACTCAAAGCTTTATCAGCTGCAGTACGGTCTGCTACTTCTTTATCTAAGTTAACCTGGAGAACTTGGTCGGCAGCCTTTCTTTCTACACTCTCAGTATTAAGGTCGATATTGAGAGTATCGATACGAGAACTCAAGGCACTATCAGCATTAGTACGATCAATGATTTCTTCGTTAATCATATCCTTAACTTCCTTGTAGTTATCACCTACAGTCTTAGTTAAGTTTGTGATTGCCTCTGAATTTCTTTCAATACTATGTTGGTTAGTGGCAATAGCAGTAGTATTTGCATTTACCTGCTCAGTAAGCTCATTACGCAATGTATTGATAGACTCTTGCATACTCAATGCCAAGTCTGAAATACGTTGGTTAACGTTAGCCAGACTTTGAGTATAGGCTTCATCTGCAGTCTTTCTTTCGGCAATCTCTTTATCCAAGCTAGATTGAATTGCGGCATCTGCATCTTTACGGTCTTGGATTTCCTTGTTAAGATTGTCTTTTACAACTCCAAGAGCAGCATCACCAATAGCAGACTTATTGTCTACATATTCTTTCAGTTTAGTTTCAAGAGCTGTATCAGCATCCTTACGAGCTTGAACTTCAGCAGCTACCTCAGCACTGTTTGCCTCATCACCCGCAATTCGGTCTTCGATTTCTTGGTTAACCTGTTCTGTGATTGCAGCCAATTTCTTGGTAATGGTAGCAGCAAAGTTGGGGTCATTTCCAAGGGCATCAGCAATTTCCTTAAGAGTATCAAGTACTTCTGGAGCAGAACCAATAATCTTTTGGATAGCTGCATTTACCTCTTCCTCAGTTTGGAAACCAGAATCGTTGATAAGCTGAGAAAGATGCGTAATATAATTTGCCTTTTCCTCAATTCCATCAAGTTTAGCTTTGAGTATATCGGTAAAGTCATTCTTAGTCAAAGAATAGCCTTCACGTTTATCTACTTTCTTAGTATCAAGATCTTTATCACCTTTTTCTCTAGCAGCAGCCTCGGCAGCAATAGCATTAAGCAATTGCTCCTTGTCTTCTACACCCTGCTCTTTTACATCTTCGATTTTGTGTTCAAGAACTAAATCCTGAGCAGCACGAGTAGTAGCCTCTGAATCGATATTGTTCTGTAATACTTGGTCTGCAACAGTACGGGCCTGAACTTCTTTATCAATATTACCTTGAAGAGCATTATCTGCATTGGTACGGTCTGTTACCTCTTTAGAGATTTCATTGTGAAGAACTTGGTCCTCAGAATGACGGTCTACCTTCTCTTGGTCAATTTTACCTTGAAGAGCTAAAGTATCTGCCTGGCGATTAGTGATTTCTTCGTTAATCTTAGAATCCAGTACAGTATCTGCGTTAGTACGATTTGCAGTTTCTTCTGCAATCTTTGACTCAAGGGATGCCTTATCATTAATATGGAGAGTTTTAAGGTCATTTACACTTTCCTTAATCTCATTATCGGCAGCAATACGTTCATCTTTTTCCTTTTGGATAAGATCCTTGAGTTCCTTCTCAAGTTCACCATTACCTTGATTTACCTTATCTTCAAGGTCTTTGATATCTTCAGCATTCTTATCTACCTTCTTCTCAACTCGGTCGATTTCAGCTTTTAAGTCTGCCTTAACGGTATCAATCTTCTTATTGATTTGGTCTAACCCATATTCTAGGTTATCCTGAACTGCAGCTACTGCAGCACCCAGAGCAGCTTCGGCTTCCTTAGCACGATTAACCTCTTCGGTTAAAGCAGTACGAAGGTCGGTTAATTTATTAGTGATAGTAGTTGCAAAGTTGGGGTCATTGCCCAATGCTTCTGCCAACTCTTTAAGAGTATCAAGGGCATCATCAGCACCATCAACCAAATCACTAATCATCTGTTTAACTTCTTCCTCAGTTTGATATTTCAAATCATTCTCAAGCTGAGAAACTTTAGTGATATAATTTGCATGTTCTTCGATGCCATCAAGTTTAGCCTTCAACTCATCGGTAAAATCATTTTTCGATAAGTCGTATCCTTCTTTCTTATCTACCTTATTCTTGATAGAAAGTACGAAGGCCCAGAACTCATTTATAGTTCCTCCAAAGCCAGCTTTAACAAAGTCATCATAGTAACCCTGTAATAACCGCTGGTCTATTTCTTCGCAGGTATAATACTTACTTACATACATATTTTATAAAATTTAAGGATTAATTACTGCACGTTGACGACCCAGTAAGAATTCAGAATCGATATCCCTGAATGGTTCTCCCTCTGAACCACAGAAGGCATTCATTGGTACATCCGGATTTTCGGGGTCTACATCTCCACCGTCCTCAATATCTCCCCGTATGCAAGCATAATCAGGAAGCCTATTTACACGGAACTTTATTACCTGGCCTATACCAGGATGAGGTATTATTTTATCCCAGATATCTCCGAAGTAATCTTGAAAGCAGGTGACAAATTTGTTTCCGGTCATCGATTGAAATGCCGTTACATCATTGCCATTACCTTTCATTTCAATATGAACTCCAGAGGTACCATTGAGGATAACCAGATTACTATCAAACCAAATTCCACTGTTTGTAGTAATTGGTGTCCACCTCAGTACTAACATCTTTGCCATATACTTTATTTTTATTCTACAAATTCAACTTTGGTATCTCGGTCTCTCTTTAGGATAACCATGAAAACTAAAGCCTCATCCTTTGCCTGAGCAGTCTGAGTATCTCCAGAAGGCTTATACGTTATACCATTAATTACAAACCTATCTTGTTCCCAATTAAAATCCCAATAACCTTCCGGTGTAAGATAACCGATTTGTTCTATATAAGATTTAGAAATTAGTATTGATAAGTTTTCATCATCCAATTCTCCTGAAATAGTTGCCTTATTGATAGGCCAGTTTCTGAAAGCATTGTAGTAACATAATGCCTCGATTTGGATGTTATAATATTTAGGTATACTGTCTTCGGCATGACTGAGAAGCTGATTAACATGTTTGGCCCAGGTTATGGATTGCCTACCAGCATCCCAATCTAAGAAGTCAGTGATAATTTTCTTGTATCTATCCCAAGAGCGGTTCTTTACCATTCTCCAGGGTTCTTTTGTCATAACTTAGTTAAGATTGATTTCTTACCACCTTTTACTGGAGCACTTGGGTTGGGTCCATCTAATACTCCAGGTTGCCTTCTGTTAACTACTTTTGGGACTACGGTTCTAAATACTTCATCACAGAACGGTAAGTAGATTTCCAATCGTGAAGCTAACATACAAAGGTTCTTCCTTAATTCATCTATTAATCCACCTGGTTGCATTGCTTGAGAAAGTGTTTTCCATAGGGAACTTGTAGCATCTGCCAAGGTATCATAATATTGCACTTCAGTAGGCCCAGTAGTGATTTGTTTTATCCTATCACCTCGGGCAAGTTCGGGTTTAGAAGTACCATCACCAGTTTGTTCTTTGGTAGAAGTTAATTGACTTAGGTATTCTGAAGTACTTGTTAATAGATTAAGTATCTTCACATTGAGAAAGTCCCATGCTGCCAATTCCATTATTAATTGGTTTTCTAGTGCTTCATACCATAATTCATCAGTATACTTATCTGCAGGAATTTGGTGATTTACTAGAGGACCAATATAATATTGCCATTTGGTGATGTAGATAGATTTATCTTCCCTGGTCATTCCCTCTGATATCTCTGAAGGAATATAGTGGTCGATTAAGTTATATATTGTATCGGCTAATGCCGTATGACCATAATCACAAACTACCAGAGTCTTATCTACGGTGATATCTAAACCATTAGAGTTGGTTACATGTAGGGTTACTGTATAGAAACCGGGAGTTTCATAAGAATAGGAAACATGTCTTCCACCATTGAAAACCTCTCCCTTATCATCGCCAAAGTCCCAGTCAAAA